CACAGAAAAAAGAGCTTGAGGAAAATAATACAGGCAAGTTTCTTCGTTACGGCGGCTGCAACATTACGATTGGCGGGAATATGATTGCCGGAGAATGGATAGATGTCATCCGCTTTCGTGACTGGATCAAGAATGAAATGCAGATCCGGGTATTTAATGTCATCAAAGTAAACAGGAAGGTTCCGTTCACAGATGCGGGCATAGGAATGATTGAAGGGCAGATGATCGCTACATTGAAAAAAGGCCAGGAAGTTGGCGGGATTGCCGATACGGAATATGACGATGACGGCAACCCGACGCCTGGATTTACGGTTACAGTGCCAAGGGCGTTAAGTTTTACAGAGGCGGAAAGGAAGTCCCGGAAATTAACCGGATGCAAATATACGGCGCGGCTTGCAGGTGCAATACATGCTGTGGAGATTTACGGGTTCCTGACGTTTTAAATGCATTAAGAATGGCAGAAATGCCAGACAGGGGGAATAGAAATGGCCAACACAAGAGTTACCACATATAACAGCAAGAAAGTAACATGCTCATGCGGAAGCCATATTGTTACAGGCTTTGCGGATGACAGCTTTATTACAATCGAACAGTCCGGCGATGGCGTGACTGTTGTATCAGGTGCGGATGGAGAATTGGCAAGGTCTATCGACCCATCCGAGCTGTTTACAGTTAAAATTACAGTCCAGCAGCAATCAAGATCAAATGCATTCTTCACAAAAATGTATTATGCCGACAAAGACAGTGAGAAAGGCACATTCTCAGTAAATATCAAGGACCTGCTTGGAAAAGACCAGTTTACAGCAGACGTGGCATGGGTTACGAAGCTGGCGAACAAGACAAAGGGCAAGGCGCAGAACAACATGGAATGGACACTGGCAGCCCACGGTGAGATCAAGGAAGGATAGGAGGATAACACGTGAAACTAAAACAGCTTGAGCCGGTTGTGGAAACAGTCGGCGATTATAAATTTTATATTACCCCGTTTCCGGCATTAAAGGCAGCAAATATGACAGGAGAGCTGGCTTCACTTATGCTTCCTTTGTTTGGCGCCCTGGCGCCGCTTGTAAAGGATAGCGAAAAGAAAGAGGACAGCGGAAAAAAAGAGAACGGTCTTATGGATATAGATGCTGGTGAAGCTGCAACTGCCATAGCATCCAGCGTAACCATCGATGGAAACAAAATGGAGAAGCTGATCCAGAAGTTCCTGCTTGGTGGCCATATTACAGTAGTGCTGGAAGATGATGACGGAGAGCCGGAAGGATATCGGCTGGACATGGATATTCTGAATGAAATCTTTTGTGGTGAAGTGCAAGATATGTTTATTCTCTGTTTTTATGTAATCCGGATTAATTTCTCCGGTTTTTTCGGGAAACTCGCCGGCCTGTCTGGGAAAGCAGGGAAGGCAGGGGCTGTCCTGGAAATGGCACAGAAGAAGGCGAGGCAGATTATTTAAAATACGGACGGTTTGACTCCTCACAGTTTTCAGAACTGGAGCTTCGGATCTACATCCTGATAAAAGCGAAAATGGCATCCATGTGGGAAATGAAGAATGTGTATACACTGGATGAAATGTTAAAGCTGTATGCGCTTTATGAAATGGAACTGGATGTAGAGCGTGGCAGGGTAAAAGACCTGGAAAGGAGGAACCAGATTTGACAATAAGGGATATTGCTGTAGCTTTTGGGTTTGAAATTGACCAGAACAGCGAGCGGCGGGCTGAAAGCAGTATACGCGGAATTAAAAATCTGGCTTCAAAACTTCTTGGTGCAATTGGGATTGGTTTTTCTATTGCAGGCATAGCTGGGCTTGCGGAAGCGGCTGCAGACGTGGGTGCATTGAAATCACAGTTTACACAGGTTTTCGGGGAGCTGGAATCAGATGCGAAAAAGAAGCTGGATGCGATTGCAGATGATACAGGAGTAAATGCCAACCGTATGAAAGCCAGTTTTACCCAGATTGCATCATTTGCAAAAGTATCCGGTGTGGAGCAAGTGCAGGCTTTGGAACTGTCTGACCGGGCAATGAAAGCAGTAGCGGATTCATCCGCATTTTACGACCGTTCGATAGAAGCAGTCACGGAATCGCTGCAGTCCTTTTTGAAAGGAAACTTTGAAAATGATGCGGCTCTTGGCCTATCCTGTACAGAAACAACCAGAAATGCGGCGGCGAATGCACTTTACAGCAAATCGTTCCAAGACCTGTCCGAGGCAGAGAAACAGTTTACACTCTTGCAGATGGTAGAAGATGCAAATAAGGCATCTGGCGCACTTGGACAGGCGGCAAGGGAATCAGACACCTGGACAAATCAGCTTGGCAACTTAAAACAGGGTTTGCAGGACTTAAAAGCCGCAGCAGGACAGGGTTTCTTACAACCGGCAGTAAAAGTGCTGAAAATCCTGGTGTCCCTTACACAATGGGCGACGAAAGCTATTGAAAAGGCAACCGGGGAAAATGGGCGGCTGACACGTTCCTTTGATCGTTTTCATGCACTTGTAAAAAAGCTGCAGCCGGCAATTGACAGAATGATGCAGACATTGTCCCGCGGGATGGAGCAGGGCATGGGGCTGATCCGAAGTGTGGTAGAACATCTTGGGGGAATTGAAAATGTAATAAAGATACTGGCGGTTGTTGCAGCCGCCTTTTTTGCTGCCATAAACTGGGGCAGGATCATGTCGGGAGCGGCAATGTTTGTAAAGCTTTTAGCCAGCATAGGAAAGATGTTTTCGGTGGCAAATTTGAAAATACTGGCTGTAGTGGCGGTTATCGTAGTCCTGTTTCTTATCGTTGAGGATTTTATTCATTTTCTGATGGGGAATGATTCTGTAATAGGCACGCTTTTCGACAAGGCAGGAATAGGCGCAGACAATGCAAGGGAGGTTATTTTCCGCGCGTGGAATCTGATTAGGGATTTTCTGCTGGGTGTATGGGACTTTTTAAAACAGGCAGCCGGAATGTTTGCAGACACGGTAAAGGGATTTTTTGAGAAACATGCAGATTCTATCAGAAAGAATTTTGAACGGGCATGGGGCATTATTAAAACGTTCCTGAAAGGAGTCTGGACATTTATTTCACAGCTTGCATCTACTCTGTTTGGCGGTACAGAAGACAGCATCAGGGGAACAGCCAACAATACAAAAGATACCCTGCTTGCAGTATGGAATGCTATACTGGCTTTTTTATCGGCAAAGTGGGATGCTATTTATAACATGGCAAGCGCGGTATTCAATGCACTGGCGACAGTCATAGAAGCTGTATTTGCAGCCATAAAGACATTCTGGGATGCCTGGGGCTCAGAGATTTTAGCATGGCTAAAAATGGTCTTTGATACAGCAGGCGCCATATTAAATAATTTTCTGGATGTGGTTACAGGGATAGCAAACTTTATATCTGCGGTATTCACAGGTGACTGGAAGGGCGCATGGGATGCGGTCTTACAGATCTTTACGGGTGTGTGGAATGCACTGGTTTCATTTTTGTCCGCAGTGTGGGAAACATTTACGGGAATATTAACGAATGGACTGCCGGTATTACAATCACTGTGGGATGCTGTTTGGAATGCAGTATGCAGCATTTTTGAAAATATATGGAATGGTATTGTTTCGTTTTTATCGGGTGTATGGGCCTCTATTCTTTCGATTGTATCGGATGCAATGAATGGGGCGCAAAACATTATTTCATCCGTGCTGTCAGCAATCAGCAGTTTTTGGAGTAATATTTTTAACAGCTTGCTTAATACGGCGATCAGTATTTTCAGCAATATACAAAGCAGCATTGCCAGCAGGGTCGGTGCGATAAAAGATGTGATAGTAAATGGTTTTAACGCAGCAGTCAGCTTTATACAAAGCCTTCCAGGGCAGGCGCTGAAATGGGGCTCTGATATTATAGATGGCATTGTGAGAGGAATTACCGGATCTATTGGTAAAATTGCAAGTGCGGTCAGCGGGGTTGCAGGAAAAATAAAGAGCTTCTTACACTTCTCTGTACCGGATGAAGGACCACTTACGGAATATGAAAGCTGGATGCCTGATTTTATGAGCGGACTGGCAAAGGGAATTTATGATAATAAGGATCTGGTACTTGACAATGTAAAAATGCTTGCTGATGGAATGTCACTGATAATGCAGTCTGCAACAGCAATGCCATCAACGGTAGCATTTGGAACCATGAACACAAGTAACAACAGCGTTACGCAGAATGTCAATATCAACAACAGCTATTCTGGTGGAAACCGTGACGATGCAAGGAGCGTATCACGCGCAATGAAAAAATCTGCTGTGGATGCTACAACACAAATGGCGCGTGCGCTGGAATATGCAAGGGGGTAATGGAGGTGGCGCAGAGGGAATTTGCAAAGTTTAACAGCAAAACGAAAAAAAAGAAAAAGAAATTAAAGCCGGTAGCAATTGCCGGTATAGAGTTTGATGCACTGATTGACCAGCAGAAGACACTGTCCGCAACTATACCAGTTTATCCGGTAGAGGAAGGTTTTCCGGTATCAGATACAATTATTTTGGATCCATTGACATTGCAGATGACACTATATGTGACGAATACCCCTGTAACGTGGCTGAAACGGCATGGGGCTTCCAGAGGTCGTGTCAATGAGATCAGCAATAAGATTGAAGATATGTGGATGGACAGGAAGCTGGTAAAGATTGTAACGCCGGATGCAATATATACAACCATGGGAATAACAAGCATTACGATTAAAAAGTCGGCAGAGCTGGGGTATTCCCGTGAGGTATCTGTTACGGCACAGAAAGTAAGGAAGACAAAGAAAAAAACTGTCAAAGTGCCAAAATACAAGCTGAAAAGCGGACAAACAAAAGCAAAGACAGGAAAAAGCCAGACATCTCCAACAAGTAAGAGGTCTGGATCTTCAAACAGTACCGCTTCCAGTAGTACCGCTTCCGGTGGTTCATCCAGCAGCGCGTCTTCGCATAGTGCATCTGGGAATAGTTCCTCAAAAAAGAGCCAGTCAATCTTATATGGCGTGGCCAAAGGTTTGAAGTTCCTTTAGAGGGGAGTTTTTTAATGATATATATAACCGTGCCAGATGAAAACGATAGTATGTCACAACTTACCATAAATGAGACAGATTATAATATCCGTTTCACTTACAATGAATCCTATGATTACTGGAGCTTCGGGCTGTATGATTCGGACGAGGAGCCGGTGATTGCTATGACAAGGATTGTTCCGGATTTTCCACTTTTTCATTTTTACTCTGGAGGCAGTCTGCCGGATGGAGTGTTTGGCTGTATATCTGATACAGAGAAAGTCGGGCGTGAGGCTTTTAATGAGGGGACAGCGGAATTTGTTTTCATACCGTCAGATGAAATGGATAATTAGTAATGAGGTGTTGAATATGGCATATGAAAAAAACTGGCTCAGGACTTATACGCTGAAAGCCGGAAAAGCCGGTTCCAAAGGCTTTGAAATTGGAAACACAAAAAGCATAGATCAGACTGTGCTTCATATTTCCTTTTCCATTGAAAAGTCAGATGCTGAATCGGCGAATACAGCAAAGGTGCAGATCTGGAACTTGTCAGATAAAAATTTAAAAATATTAGAAGAAAAAGACTGTATTGTGGAATTGAAAGCAGGGTATGGGAATAACCGGACGCTGCTTTTGGCAGGCAATGTCACATCGGTAATAACGACGCCGGATAACGCAGACAGGATGACAGAACTGGAAGTTGTGGACGGACGAGTAGCACTGCGTGATTCAAATATAAAAATTTCGTTAAACGGAGTTGTGGGCAGTAAGACCGTCTACGGAATGATTGCTTCGAAAATGGGGCTTTCCATAAAATATGCAAAAGGCCTGACATTCAAAAAATTGCCGAACGGGTATTCGTTCGTTGGAAAAGGGCGTACAGCATTAAAAAAGATGGCTGTCTGCTGCGGGCATAACTGGTCCATACAAAATGGAGTAATCCAGGTTACGGAGAAAGGGAAACCAGTGTCTACACAGGGTTATCTTTTAAGTCATGAGACAGGGCTTATCAGCATCCCAAAACGGATTACAATTTCAAAGAGCTCAAAAAAGAAGAAAGAGCAGTCAGGATATGAAGTACAGTATTTTCTAAATGGGGCTGTCGGGGTCAATGATACGGTAAAAATAAAGACAGAAAATGTAAATGGATATTTTCGGATTCATAAAGTTGTGCATGATGGTGACAATATGGAGGGCGACTGGGTCAGTACGGCACAGGTCATAAAGGTGTAGGGGGTGTGACATGCTACAGGAATTTGTCGAGCAGGTAGAGGAAATCGCGCAGAGTGTTGTAGATGATATACATACAATTCTTCCGTGCAGGGTTGTGAAATACGATGAAAAGAAAAATCTTGTAAAGGTTAAGCCAATAGGAGAATTTCTTCTTCGTGACGGGGAAAAGATGGAATTCCCGGAAATTGATGAAGTGCCGGTTGCATTTCCTTATTTCATCGCGTGGGATATCGGCATCGTTTTTCCGGTGCATAAAGATGATGAAATGCTATTGTTTATTTCTGAAATAGAACTGGACGAATGGAGGAGCGGAGCTAAATCGGATGCACCGTTAAAATTCGACCTTACGTCAGCAGTAGCGATGCCTGCACTTATAAAGAAGCCAAACAGCCTTCATAAGAGATCTGTGGATGACAATGCCCTCATTATAAAGGCGAAAGAAGCTGAGATTGCAGTACAATACCCGGTCTCTGGAATGAATGTCACGATTAAGGTAAAGGATAAGCTGATAAAAGTTTCAGATAAAGGAATTGATATGACGGGTGATGTAAAGATCAAGGGAGATGTAAAGATTTCTGGTAATTTAGACATTTCAGAGACAGTCACAGCAGATGACTATATTACAGTATAGGAGGTGTCTATGGATATTTTGCTGGATAACAGCGGAGACCTGCTTCTGGATCAGGGTGGGGATATCAGGCTGGAAAATTCTGTCCGGCAGAAAATCCGCATCCGCATTCTGTGGTTTGCGGCAGAATGGCGGTGGGATGAAGATTTGGGCCTGCCGTATTTTGAAGAGCTGCTTGTGAAAAATCCAGATACAGAGTATTTTGAAGGGCTGCTCCGTGAGGAGATCTTTAATGTGGATGAAGTGGTACAGGTAAAAGAAGTAACTATACTGTATGACAGCCAGACAAGAGAGGCAGCTATACAGTATGTTGCTCTGACTGACTTGGAAACCATACGGGAGGAAGTGAAGATATGCCGGAGTATGGAGTAACAGATAAGGGTTTTGTTTTGAAACGCATGGATTCTATTCTGGAAGAAATCCATGAGGAACTTACAGAGGGGTTTGGATTTGACACCAGCTTGCAAGAAGCGTCTTTTCTGAATGTCCTTGTCACGACGTTTGCCGGACAGGTTGCGGATTTGTGGGAAACGGCACAGGACAGCTATTATGCAAAATATCCGGCAACAGCCACAGGCCTTAACCTGGACCATGCAGTACAGTATGGCGGCATACGCAGAAAACCGTCAAAACAGACATCCTATCCGCTGCACTGCACCGGAGATGACGGGACAACGGTTGCGGCAGGTTCGGTTGTGGCAGCAGATACCAAGCCGGAAATTCGCCTGTATGCGGCGCGGGAATTTATGATTTCAAGAGACAGGTTTAATGAGGTAAACGTAAAGGTTGCCGCGGCGCAGGCCGGCAGTGTGTATTCCCTGACAATAAACGGCAGCCAGTACAGCTATTCCAGTATGGACGCTTCTGAACTGGTGATTTTGGCAGGGCTCAGAGATGCTGTAGCAGATGCGGATTATCTTGTATCTGTTGATGAAGAAAACCAGACGCTTTGTATTAAAGACAGGGTAAAAGCAAGGAGCAATGTGCTGACGTTATCCAGTAATCTTACAACGGCAGATGTGACAACGATTGCAAATTTTAATACGGAAAGCTATGGAAGCATTACGCTTCCACATGGAGTAGTGACAAAAATGATTACAAATGTCACAGGTTTTACTGATGTGACAAATTTGCTGTCACCCGTTTACGGCCGGATGCAGGAAAATGATATAGAATTGCGCCAGGCATATATTGCAAAATCAGCGCTCCGGTCGAATACGATGATAGACAGCATCTGTTCGGAACTGCTGAATAATGTGGCAGACATTGAAACGGCTTCTGGATATGAAAATTATACGGATTTTGTGGATGCCAGGGGTCTTGCGCCGCACAGCATTGAAATGATTGTTGAGGGCGGCGATAACAGTGAAATTGCACAGGCAATCCTGAAACGGAAAGCGGGCGGCATCCAGACAAACGGGAAAATTGTTGTGGATGTCCCAGGGTTGTACGGTGACACAATCCCGATACGTTTTAACAGGCCCGAATACTTGTATACGTTTATGAAAATAACTCTGCATGGCAGCAGGGCGGAAATCCCGGCAAATTACCCGGCGCTGACAAAAGAGTCTGTATTGAATGACACGAAATCTTTAAAAGCAGGGGATGACTTGCTGGCACAGCTTCTGCACAAGGGAATTTATCATGCAGTTGCTGGAATTACTTTCATTGATATTGCAGTTGCCTATTCCATGGACAGCACTTATGTTCCGGCGCAGGATGATTATAAAAATGCTAATATCATTGCCAGTACAAGGCAGAAAGTGTTGGTTGACGGAACAAGAATAGAGGTGATATTTGTTGCAGACAATGAAAATCGCTGATAAATGGCTGAAAGATTTGCCACAGCAGTTTCAGGGAAAGAAACGGATAGAAGTCCTTATAACGGCGTTCGCGAGGCAGATGGAAGAAGTCAGAAAGGTATTTGATGATGTAAACAGGCTTACAGATATTGATATGGCACATGGCATCAATCTGGACCGTGTCGGGGATATTGTTGTGCTGTCCAGAAAAGATGCACAGGTGATTCTCAGGTCCAAGACAGACCAGGAGCTTGGGGATGAAACCTATCGGCAGGTTTTAAGATATAAGTCAATCAAGAATACCTGTGACTGTACCTACGAGGATATTGTTGGAACCATGAAGCTGCTATGGGATGTTGATTATATCACATATGTAGAAAAACCGGAAAGGCCGGCAACGATATTTATGCAAATGCCGCCATTTGATATTAATATCACTGATCCGGCAGCAAAACGAGTACTTGCCATCAGGCCGGCTGGTGTTGGGCTTATTTATGCCGTGCCATATCATCTGGTAGCAGACCATTCACGGCTGGAAAAAATGTTTCTGGTGAAACTGCGTCTGCACTGGTTTATCCCATTCTGGGGCTGTTATATTTTTGACGGCACATGGAACCTTGACGGCAGCGTGCAGCTTTGTCAGAAAAGGCGGTACGATCTGCGGCTTGGCCTGAAATATTATATGGGAATTATTTACGAGCTTGCAGCGCTGCATACCAAATTGTTTGACGGTACATGGAACCTTGACGGATCTGTCTGCCTTGACGCCGCATACCGCAGTTTCCGTCTGAAAATCTATGGAAAGATTGAAAGCGCAAATAAATTAGGAAATCCATCAGTCAGGGAGACACTGGCATTTATCATTGATTTCTGGAGGCTTATCTATTTTGATGGCAGATGGAAACTGGATGGAAAAGTCTGTATGGATGCGACCAGATGCAGAATGGAAGCTGCAGTCAAAACTCATATTGTTGTTAACGGTAATACAGAAGAAATCAGGGACGGGCTGGTTGAAATAAGAAGAAATCTATGGTTTTTAGATGGGAATGTGGCGATGGATGGATCCAGGATATTGAATGCGATGTACAGAAGGGAGGTGCTGTGACGTGGCAAGCAACGTGCTTATAACAAAAAAAGCAAGGGAAAAGCTGGTGAAGGCGAGAGCAGGTGCAATCGCACTGCCGCCGATTGTCGGCATGGCTTTTGGTGATGGAGGATGCGATGCAGATGGAAGCGTGATTGCTCCAGAGGAAGATCAGAGTGAATTAAGGCATGAGTTGTACCGCAAAGAAATTGACGGGTACACTTTTATAGAAGACACCGTATGCAGGTATGAATGCACTTTAACAGAATCAGAACTTGCTAATGAATATATAAGCGAGATTGGACTGTATGATGAAGACGGCGATCTGGTCTGCGTCAAGTCCTTTAAAAGAAAAGGCAAGGATGATGACCTGCAGATGACATATATACTGGATGATGTTTTCTGATAAACGGATTAAAAATAACGGTATTTGATATTTTATAACAATCAAAACATGGAATTAACATATTGTGTTAAATTTAGGAGGCAGCAATGAAAGACTATACAAATAAAACTCCTGTCTTTTCTGAAAGCATCCGTGTTACGGAAACATCTGACCCGGCACATGCAGACAATGTAAATGCAGCGCCTGAGCAGCTTTTACAGAATACGCTGGTAAATCGTGATTCCATAGAAAGCCTTGCCGGAATTGTAGAAGAATTGCTTACAAAGGGAAGCATTTCTGTGAATCTGATAACGATGGATGGAAAACAGTTTGCTACTGCCGATGGAAAAGCATTTAGAGCAACTAAGAAGATTCAGTTTAGATAGGAGGAAAAAGATGGAGCAGTTATTTTTGGATTTGGAAAAGATGGATTCTGTTTCCCGTGATGAAAATTATATACATGTTATAGCGCCTGATGGAGACAGGATTATTAAGATTAGGGATTTTGTGAGAGCAATTACGGATGGTGAATTTATCAGGGCAGGGGCAGACGGCAGGGCCGGTTTTATTTCAGACAGTCCTGATGTGGGCCTTCGCAATTCATTTGCTTATGGTAAATTTCTTGGCGATCATCTGACACCAGAACAGGCAGCTGCATTGGCCGATGGGACATTTAAAGAGATGTTTGTTGGAGGTTACTGGACAATCGGTGGTGTGAATTACCGCATAGCGCATTTTAACTACTGGCTGAATTGCGGAGATACAGCTTGCACAAAACCACATGCAGTGATTGTACCAGACACATGCCTGTACAATGCGCAAATGCATAAAACTGCGTCTGGACAATACGAAGCAGGAGCAGCAAATACGACAGAAGGCGGTTATATCGGAACTGACATGTACGGGACAGGGCTTGACCAGGCCGAAGCTATGGTTAAAGAAGCTTTTGGAGAAGATCATATTCTGTCGCACAGGGAGCTGCTTGTCAATGCCGTAACGAACGGGAAGCCAAGTAACCATGCGTGGTATGACAGTACAGTGGATCTGATGAACGAGTGTATGGTTTATGGAAGCTACATTTTCACACCAGCGTGCGATGGTACGACAATTTCATACCGCTATACGATTGACAAGTCACAGCTGGCACTGTTTGCATTGCGTCCGGATCTGATTTGTAACCGTGTGTACTGGTGGCTGCGTGACGTTGTTTCGGGCGCTCATTTTGCGAATGTGAACTGGTACGGCAATGCGGACTGTAACAACGCTTCCTATTCTCTTGGTGTGCGCCCGGCTTTCGGCATCTGTTAATCTTTAATCTCCACCCCTTGTGGGTGGAGATAGCGGGGGATGAAAAATGTCAGTACCAAAGGGAAAGCGAAAAGAATCAAAGTTTGAAGCGCAGCATCATTTTTACAGGCTTCGGGCAGATGTAACGAACCTGATGCTTTTAGATTTTGGGTTTTCAGAAGAAAAATACCGGAAGCATATTGAACGGTATCGTGAAACACACTCAAAGACAGGAAATGTGGATGAAATTGTTGAGCGGTACCGAAAAAAATGCGACAGTTTCAAAAAATGGTTTATAGATAAAGAATGCGATGCTGTTCTGGAAATACTGCGGCGCATAGGGTGTGAATTTACACTTGGAAATTCTATCTATCCATCGGAAACTCCGGCAAAAGTCATGGAATTTTGCGAGCGCAGGAAACACATAGATGAAGCAATCGCACAGTGTTATGTGCTGAAACAGGAACTGCAGTATATTATCAGTTCCCTTCCTGTAAACATCAACAGATACGAAAGGCTCGCCGTGGATATTGATAAACAGATTGCATTATACAAAGGCGTGCGGCAGTCTGACAACAGGCTTTTGAAAAAGAAGGCCGGCAAAGCGAAAAACGCCGGGGAGAAGCAGAAAGGAAAACCTGAAAATAGAAGAGGGCAGGAAAAAGAAACCTGACAGATAAAAAATAGTTAATATGGGGCAGCCTTTGTATGTGTGAACTGGTGGCTGCGTGACGTTGTTTCGGGCGCTAATTTTGCGAATGTGAACTGGAACGGCAATGCGGACTGTAACAACGCTTCCAATTCTAATGGTGTGCGCCCGGATTTCGAGGATGCTGGTAAGACCTGAAAACAGGCAGGAATCCGGCCGAAAGGAAAGGCTGTCCCTGCCGGAAAGGCTAAATGACAGTATGGAAACATAGAGCCGCCCGTGCCGGTTTGCCCTATGTGGCAAGATACGTCAAGCCAATATCCGGGGCTTAACCTGAAAAGGAGTACGGTAATTTTATGTATAACAGGATAACAGACATGAACGTTCTTTATGATGCGTTTCTGTCTTCGATGAAAGGAAGCGCATGGAAAGAGGAACCACAGAAATTTGAGATTGATTTCCTTTCAGAAATCACAAAGCTGAAACAGGAGCTTGAAACAAGGGAATACAGAACTCTGCCCGGTTCAGAATTTACATTGAACGAACGGGGGAAAGTCCGTCATATCCACGGTGGGCGGATGCGTGACCGTGTAGTCCGCCATGCCCTGTGCGATGCAGTTCTGGGTGAAGCGCTGAAACCATATCTCATTTACAACAACAGCGCAAGCCAGAAAGGGAAGGGGGTTGATTTTGCAAGGCGGATGTTTGAAAAAGATCTGCATAATTACTGGCTGAAACATCGTAGTAATGACGGTTATGCCGGCTTTGTGGATTTTTCAAAATTTTATGACAATATCCGTCATGATAAAGTAAAGGAAATGGTTTTACCCAGGGTGGATGAGTTTTCAGGATGGCTTTTCGGGCAGATTGTTGACACATTCAGAATAGATGTTTCCTATATGGATGATGAAGAATATGCAGAGTGCATGGACAAGAGGTTTGATTCTGTAAAGTACTATGAAAATATATCAGAGGAACTAAGAACCGGTCAGAAGTATATGGCAAAGTCGGCAGATATCGGTGATCAGGTGTCACAGGACATTGGCATCTTTTATCCGGTGCAGATTGATAATTATGCAAAGATAGTCCGGGGAGTTAAAATGTACGGACGGTACATGGATGATATATACATTATAGGGGAAACAAAGGAATATGTTGAATCTGTTATTCAGGGAATAGCAGAACAGGCAAACAGCCTGGGTATTTTTATAAACGAAAGAAAAACACGGATTGTGAAGCTGTCCCAGACATTTAAGTATTTGCAGGTAAAGTACAGTCTTTTGGAATCCGGAAAGGTTGCAAAACGGATTAATTCCAAATCCGTTACAAGGGAGCGAAGGAAACTGAAAGCATATAAACGTTTGTTTGATAAAGGAAATATCGAATATGGAGCGATTGAGCAGGCGTATAAATCATGGATGGGATCGCACGTTCCCATCATGTCTAAAAACCAGGTAAAAAATATGAAACAGCTTTACAGGGAGTTATTTGGAAAGGAGCCGGAATGGAAAAAGCAAAAATAGTATTTCAAAATGGTATGGAGATTGAAGCCGAGGAAAACGGGAGCAGCCTGATCACGGACAGCAGGCCGGATTTTCCAATTGATTTGTCATCAGTTCTGGTTATTGGAGCTTGCGGGGAACGTATTTTTAAAAATGCGGAAATCGTGGAGTGCGCTTCTGTAGATGGCCGTTACTGGTTTGCGTTCCACGAAATTTCGGAAGCTGAAAGGGCGGCGAAACAGATGCAGGCTAATATTGAGTATATAGCAATGATGACGGATGTAGATCTGGAGGAGGTATAAAAATATGGAAAAAGAAAAGGCATACAGCAAAAATTATGAAAAGGTCAGGGGATATTATGATGGCGGATTCTGGAATGAAGCGCGTGTAAAGAATGCGGTTACAAAAGGATGGATTACCGAGGACGAATATACAGAGATTACAGGAAACCGTTATGACGCCTGACAAAAGGCATGACATAAATCCTGATATTTGAAAACGATTCATGGAATAGGGACGAAAATGAGTTATCATATTAATACTGATGGAAAACGTATATTGATTGATGAAAATGAGTGCAGTTATTTAGCGGATGAATATATCTGCACTTGCGAAAACAGTAAATATTATATGGATGTTCCACTAGGCGGGCGCTGTTATAAAGGTGGTGGCTGCGAACAGTTTGAAGATGAGACGGATGGAATCGTAGCAGATGATTCCTGAGAGGGTCAGAAAAAGGATACAGGAGGGTAAGCCGGAATGGATGAAGACAATTTTTTGGAATTGCTTGAAATTTATATGGATATGGCAGAAAAGCAGGATGAAATTATATACCGGCTTGGGAAAGTTGTAAAACGGTTGGTTGAAGATCTGACGCTTTTGCGGAATGACCAGCAGTATTCAGGATTGGAAGGGGTGCCAGACAAATTGAATCAGGATATGGCGATTATTAAGGAAGTCGTGGATCAGTATCAGGAAGCAAGAGCAGAATTAGAGCCGTAAGGCTCTTTTTTTATATTGGAAGGAGGTGAGGCAGAATGGATACGCCAATTACAAGGGCAGAGCATGACGAATTCGTAGAACGGATAAAGGAGAGCTACAAAAGACTTGAAGATGAAGACAGACGACAGAATCACCGGATCGATGAGATTGAAAAAGACGTGCGTCAGATTTCGTCTCTGGCTGCATCAACAGAAAAACTTGCAACAAATATGGAAAATATGCTGAAAGTTCAGGAACAGCAAGGAAAACGGCTGGAGCGATTGGAAAGCAGGGATGGCGAAATGTGGCGCAAGGTTACAGGATATGTCATTACTGCGGTTATCAGCATTGTGGTAGGATTTATTTTTGCACAGATTGGTATGTAGGAGGGTATTTCATGAAAAAGATCAATGTATTAAGAAAGTTAACAAGCAGAAAATTATGGATTTCTGTATGCGGATTCGTGTCTTTACTGGTTGTTGCAAATGGAGGAAGCGAAAGTGAGGCGACACAGGTCGCATCTATAATCATGGCCGGAGCAACGGTGATTGGCTATGTAGTCGGTGAAGGACTTGCAGACGCAGCAGGTTCTGCAGATGCGGGACAGGGAATCGAAACGGGGGAGGATGTGTAATAAAGTTTTTAGAAGTTCAGGGTGTTTTTCACAAATTATTTTAGTAATTAGTAAATAGGGCAGTTGCAGGGATGCAGCTGCTTTTTTTGAAAGGATAGGATGATATGAATAATGTAGAAAAAGTAATAGATGTAGCTATGGGTGAAGTTGGATATTTGGAAAAATCAGCGGCCGCATACAAAAAGAATACGGGCGTACTGGATGAAAAGACAGCAGGAGCCGGAAGCGATAACTATACAAAGTATGGGCGCGATATGCACAAAATCTATCCGGCAGTTATGGATTTTCCGGCGGCGTGGTGTGATTGTTTCGTTGATTGGTGTTTTTATAAAGCATATGGAACAGCAAACGCAAAGGGATTGCTGGGCGGGAATTTTAATGATTATACTGTTGCTTCGGCACAGCTTTATAAAAATAAAGGAGCACTTGATCAGACACCACAAAAAGGCGCACAGGTATTTTTTACAAAGAACGGCCAGGTAAGCGGATGTTACCATACCGGCCTTGTCTATCAGGTTGACAATGATTATTTCTATACGGTGGAAGGAAATACGTCAGGAGGCTCCAGTGTTGTAGCTAATGGAGGCGGGGTTGCCAGGAAAAAATATAGTATTTCTGCATATAGAGGAAAAACACTTTTTGGTCATCCAAGATATGAAACATCGGCATTCTCCTCGAACGGTGAAGATGTGGATCAGGTAGCAAAAGAAGTTATTGCTGGTAAATGGGGAAATGGTGAGGAGCGGATAAAAAGATTGGCAGCAGCCGGATATGATATGGCAGAAATCCAGAAATGCGTGAACGCTATCCTTTCTGGAACCGACAGAAAGAAATCGATCAGCGAGATTGCAAAGGAAGTCATTGCTGGAAAATGGGGAAGTGGTGCAGACAGGAAACGTAAGCTGGAGGCTGCTGGATATAATTACAATAAAGTTCAGGCAGAAGTGAACAAGATTTGTAAATAACGATTCTGCTTATTATGAAAGTTAAATGGCAAGATGGAATAGTTAGAAAATATATAATAATAATTTTTTTATACAGACTGCTCTATATCGACATTCGATAGAATATAACAATTCTCGCTATAAAATAACAAATGTCACTCAAAACAAGGGAAAAGTGTTATTTTATAAGAGAAGGAGCGGTGTATGATTAGAATTTTACTATCGACAAGACTTGGTGAACGTAAGTGGACACAGGCAGAGCTGGCAAGGGCAACGGGCATTCGTGCTAATACAATCAATGATTTGTACCATGAGCTGGCAGAAAGGGTAAATCTGGAACATCTTGACCTGATTTGTGAGGCCTTAAATTGCAGACTCGATGAATTGATTGTTTGTGAGCCTAATGATCCGCCTAAAATTGTACATACCAAGAATGGCTCTATAATTTCATCACGCAAGTAGTGCTGCAACACGCTTGACCACAAAAAGACGTTTTTGAATACAGACGTCTTTTTGTGGTTATATTTTATGAATGCATTTCTTGTAAATTTAATTCTAAAGATTTTTCAAATATGGAAAGGTCCATATCATTATCAATGTACCCCTGCCGGATTGTGTTTATGTATTGTTTAGATGGTCTGCCAGGTGCCTGATTTTCATTCATGATGTATACCATCGCTTTTCTTCTTTTCCCGTTGATATATACCATAATATTCTTTTTGAAATAATAGTGCGGGTATCCCTCATAAATATCTAACTGGACTTCGTCGCTTTTTTCAATTTCCCAGATAAGAGCTGGAATGGTAGAGTTTTGCTTTCGGATAATTGTAGCGTGTGCGTTTGTCTTGCTGCCACGATAGACCAGTTCCCAGTTATTTAACGTTCCTTTTGCGTAAACATTTGCTGATGGACAGCGGGAAGCCATTTGTGATAAATTGAGATTACTCCCATACGCTATGTACAGTTTTTTCATATTGTCTCCGTTTCTCCCCGTCATGCCGTTAGGTCAGCATATGATGATTATATTTTTAGGCCATGCTGGCAGTTTCCTTTAATGGAGTCATTAGATGAAGCCGGCAGATTCGAAATTCATTACCATAAAGACCGAGCCGTTTTGTAAGAATATTTCTCATGATTGTAACTTTTTGTTTTGGTGTATATCCTTCTATTGATCGGAACAGGATTTTTTCATTTGATGTAATTGCCCATGCTGATACTGCAAGGCAAAATTGGATATAGGCTTTTACTTTGTCAGCATCAAGTGTACTGTTAAAAAGACGAAATTCAATAGTTCCTTTCGTGAAGAAAGCATGAAGATTAATTCCATGATAACGTGTTGAATTGTAATGCTCACGGCTGATACCGTTTGAATAGTTATCATTTGCAGGGCTGTACCAGATTTTTTCTATTGTATTGATTGTTAAATTTCTACTGTTTTTTAATTCATGAAGTATTTTGGAATTTAGTTTTTGACACCATTTTACGCTTCTTGAGTTTATTTCAAGTGCTTCGTAAATTAAATCCTGTCGGGAAATCATGAAATCTACCATCTTTTTTAATGATGATGGAGTGTGGTTTGAACCATCCACATGAATATGAATGCCACAACTGCTATTTGTTATAGCTCCGGCCTTTTTGAATGAACGGATAATTTTTTGAAGAAGTTCAATATCAGAGTAATGCAAAGGCGGAGTGATGAATTCTACAGCATATTTATCAGTGGCAGGGCCAGATTTTGTTTCGCCAACGATAGACCCGTCACGCTGAATTTTCCAGGTTCTGCCTTTTGCATCTTTGATATTTCTTGTATAGTAAGGATGTCCTGTGGCAGGTGATGCAGTGCTGCTTAATACTTCTGCAACTATTTCTGTAGCTTCGGTTCTTGTGATTCCTGTAAATTCTACTTCTACACCAAATAATTGATTTTTTAACATTTTTATTCCTCCATATTCTAATAATTTAGAATTTTGTTCTGCTTTCTTGTTGTTGATATATTACCATATGCATGGTGAATGTCAATAGTTATTAGAAAAAAATTTCAACTTTATAGAACTTTTTATTGACAGTTTGGATATAATTTGATAAGATAGAAAAGGGTGATAATGATGATTACTTATAAACCGTTATGGAAGACTTTAATAGATAAAGATATGAAAAAGATGGATCTGGTTGCTGATGGTACTTTAAGCAGGGGTACATTGGCAAAAATGGGTAAAAATGAAAAAGTAAGCCTTGATGTGGTAGAGCGGATATGCAGGCGGCTGCATTGCAGGGTGGAAGAGGTAATTGTTTATAATGAGGATTTCAAATAATATATCATAGATTGTTTGAGAAGCAGTGGATAAGATTTGAACTGCAGTGTGAGACAGAGGATGTTGTTGGAATTAATCCGTGAGATGTTTTTGAGATTGAAAACTTTATGGAAAGAGTGGATTAGGTGGAATATGTGTATGAGACATGAAATTTTAACATATTTTTGTACTGCATGGATGAGAAAGACGCTGGGGACGATTGAGTTCGAATAGCGGACATTTGGACTGGAAAGCCTGATTTTATAAGGTTTTCCAGTCCTTTTTCTGTCTCCGTGAGATTGATATGAGATGGAAAAATAAGTCCTTTCCACATATTCCGCAGAAACGGAAATTGTTGTAAAATGTCAAAAGGTGTGCTACAATGCATTCAGGTGCTGCCAGGATGGCAGGCGGTTAGCCCTCTCCGGAGGGACTGTGACCCTCCGTTTACATAGAAACCCGAAAGGGAATCTGGGAAAGGAGGGCAGAACGGATGTTGACATTGGAAGGACTTATTGCAGTGCTGGGTTTCGGCCTGACCTGCTTCGGACTTGGATATGCCATCGGAAGCGATGATAGAAAGAATTCACAAAAATAGCCGCCCCAGTCTGACAAACTAAGCGGCTATTTTTACTTATTATGTTAGGCTAGCCGTCTGTCGGCAGCACTGTTTCTATGTATAATATAACATGATACCGATATGATTTCAAGCATTTTCTTCATCCGGCCTACGCAGCTTATTTAATGCTCCAGCAAGTTTTGTGTCTTTTTCTGGATACAAATGCGAATAAGTGTCTAGCGTGGTTTTGGCAGATTCGTGTCCAAGCCGTTCTGAAATTGCAAGGATATCAAATTCCATATCAATCAGCATACTGACATGGGAGTGCCTGAGGTCATGTACGCGTATTTCTGGCAACCCAGCTTTTTTTGCCACCCGTTTGATTTCTTTCTCCAAGGCGGATTTTGTGAAATAAAAGATGCGGTCATTCTGTCCAATCCCTCCAAGTTTGGAAATGTATTCATAAATATCATCATAAAGAAAATCAGGGATGGTGATATTCCGGTTGCTTTTTTCTGTTTTGGGAATCAGGATCAGTTCCATTCCTTTTACTTTGGCATAGTTTTTGTTTATGGAAATACGTTTATCTGGCAGTATGTCGGCAGGTGTGAGCGCCAGAAGTTCCCCGGACCGCATTCCAGTGTAGAACAGTATATCAAAAGCCAGCTTTGTTGCGGATTTCTGGATATTTTTACAGAATACCTCATACTGCTCACGTGTCCAGAATTTCATTTTCCCGGCCCTGCTCCTGCCAATGCTTCCAGCAGCGCTGCAGGGATTGGCCGCCAGGTTATAATGCGCTACAGCGTAATTTAAGATTGCAGAAAGCTGGTTATGGATGGTTTTTAAATATGTCTGGGAATAAGGCTTTCCGTTTTCATCACGGAAAGATATCAGCTCATTCTGCCATTTCCGGACTCCTATGGTGTCAATGTCGCACACTTTGAGCCTGGAAAAGTAAGGGAGCAGCTTGCTGTCTATGATATTCCGCTTGGTGTCCATAGTGGTAGGCTTTAGGCGGTGCGACATATCCTCCATATAATTTTCCACAAGGGAAGAAAAGAGTATGTCGCTTGTGGCATTCTGCTGGTCCAGGACAGAACGCTCGTATTCTTTTGCTTCACGCTGCGTCTTAAAGCCGCGCTTGCAAGTATGCCGGTATTTTCCGGTCCAGTCGGTATAGTTGAAAGCGGCATACCACATGGTTTTGCCGTTTTTGAGGGTGTATTTGTAAGCTGGCATAGTTCTGTCTCTTTTCATTATCAGCCTGATTTACAGATCAAGAAGCTGCATTAGGAGCAGGGCTCCCGTTTTAATTCCATATTCAAAATAACTGCGGTTGGATTCACATATGCTGTCAAGCAGTTCTCCGGCATGATTTTCAACGATAGGTACGGTATCACATCTGTTGTTAAGCCCTTGGTTTATGATATATTCCGTATAGGCTTTTATTTCTTTTATAATATTCTTTTCGCATTCCATTAAGAAAGGCGGCGCTGGCTTTTGCATATCGTCTAATAGATATCCGCTGATTTTATCTAAACTGATTTTGTCATATAATTTATGTCTGCTTGCTGCCATGCAGTTATCACTCCTTTTTATTTTCCGGTTTCAATTTTTTTAAATCTGTTCGCGGCCCCTTTTTTAATTGTATTCTGTATGGGTCAGGCATTTCATATGCACCCCATTTTGTAAGCAGGCGCTCTTGACTTTTAGGATTTTGCGGTTCTATATAGTGCCTGGCAGCAGCCGTAATTTCAGAGGCATAATTCTGTATGTCTGATACGTTTTCGATAGGGTGGCGCCTCTCTTTTTTATTTCCATCTGGCAGGATAAGCGTTTTCTGCGCAGAATAAAGGTTAATGCGGCAGATCCATTTACGTGTATTGTTTTTATACAGGATTGCAAGGTAGGAGCCTGTCTGTTTGTGGTATATGTCTTCCGGGCTGACGGCCGGCCTGAGTATGTCCTTTACCAGTGTAACGGATTCCCATTCTTCTTCTGTGGAAATGCGAGCATCATCTGTAGGGGTGACAGCAGCGCTTTCGAGGGCAAACTTTATCCTGTCATTTACTGTTTCACTGATATATTCCTTTATGGCGCTTTTCAGGATAGGCCTGAATTTTTCAATAACAGCCTGAGTTTTCGCGCCTTTATAAAAAGGTTGGAGGAACAGCTTTACAAAGTCATTGGAGGGGCTGTTCATCTGCTGGCTGATCGATTTTTTGAAAAGAGTGTTGTATTTGAGGATAGATGCCGTATCCAGTATTTCTTCCACATCCAAATATTTTTTATGGAATTTTTCTATTTGCGGTATCTGGCTGTCCCTGATTTCTGAAAGGCGAAATTCCATAAACGGGTCTTTATCCATTTTGTTCGGCTCGTCAAGGTCGGTGTAAAATTTATAGTGGATGCCGTTTGTCAGTATTGCAAATTTAGCCTGTGTTGTAACAAAATAGCGGAAAAGCTGGGAACTGTGCCTGTCCAGCTTTTTGTTGACGGCTTTTGCTTCTATCAGTATGACTGGTTGCCCGCTGCGTAAGATGGCATAATCTACTTTTTCGCCTTTTTTAATCCCTACATCTGCTGTGAATTCCGGGCAGAATTCAGAAGGGTTAAAAACGTCATAACCCAGCAGTTGGAAGAATGGTAGGATCAGGGACATCTTTGTTGCTTCTTCTGTTGTGACCTGGCTTTCAATGCTGGCAAGGCGTTCTGCTAGCTTTTTCATATCTTCTGCAAATCCCATAATGGACTCCCCTTTTCATATCTGTATCTTCATCTGACGGAAGGAACTGACGTTATACTGCCAGATTCGACATTCGTGCTATTTTTTTTAAACTGCTATTGTGCCGCCTCCGGTACCACTCGAAGGCTGGGATTTTCCCTGGCTGTCAATGTATTTTTCATCTGCTGCAACAGATGAACGTTTTAAGTCCAAAGCTTTTCCTAGAAGAATCGTTTTATCATCTTGTGATAATGAATTGAATATAGATATTAATCGTTCTTCGTCTGATAGCTGGTTAGATATTTCAGTTGATATAGGTGATGGATAAGTAGGAATTGGATCTGTCGCAATAATGCCAACACCATCATCTTGTTTGCGGACATGAACATCAAATGCATACGTTAATCTGGCAAATGTCAAGTCATCCAGGTCGTTCAAGATATCTGATGAAATTCTTGAAGTCATAATTGAAATTTGCTTAATGATAGATTCTTTATTTTGTAATAGCAAATCCCAATCTTCAAAAATGCCAACACCTAAAATATAATCGGTAGGTACTTTAAAAAAAGTAGCTATTTGAGCTAATACCTGATAAGAAGGCTGCTTGTTTTCGGATTCATAGCCTGCAAGCGTAGAACGTGATATTGATATCTTTTTAGCCAATTCTTGTTGTGTTAAATGAGCAGATTCACGAAGTTCTTTTAATCGTTGTGCTATTCCCATAAGATCCTCCTTCAAAAATATATTATCCCTAAATGTCCCTAAAAGCAACTAAAAGAGTTAAATACCCCAAACGGGAACAAAAAATGCTTGACAATGTTCTTATTAGGGACTATTATAAATATAAAGTTCCTAATAGAAACAAAGGAGGTGCAAATTTGAGAGAAATATTAAAACAAGAACGAATAAAAAAGGGGCTTACTCAACAAGCACTTGCTAATTTAGTTGGTATTTCTCGGGTTCATTATACCCAAATTGAAAACAATTCAGGAAATAAAAAGCCTTCCCTTGATGTCGCTATAGGGATAAAGAAAGTTCTTGGTTATTCTGGCGATGATCTTTTTTCGGTGGGTAGTGTTCCTGATAAGAACTATTTGCTATGAGAATATTATAAACAAGAGGAGGTGAAAAATAAAATGGCAAATATTACACCGAAAACCAGCTCCAATATCTTTTTTAAAGCCCGTTGCGCGGCATCAACGCACAATGAGCAGCTAAAGAGCAGGGAAGGGGCAGCAGATATAATGTCCATTGATAGAGGCCGGCTTTATAGAATAGAGAGTGGGGTGGTTAATCCATATCCGGAGGAAGTCCATCTGATGGCCGATTTGTACAACGCTCCAGAACTTAGAAATTATTATTGCACTGAAATCTGTCCATTGGGATGTGATATGCCAAAAGTTGGTGCAGTCGATCTGGACCGCATAACAGTCAGGGCGTTGTCATCATTTAAGAAAATCAACCAGACAGAAAAAATTTTACTGGATATTACAGAAGATGGCATTATTTCAGATGACGAAAGACCAGCCATGCAGAAGGTGCTTGAGAATTTGGGAGAATTGGAAGCTATTGCTCAGAATTTGAAAGTCTGGGTTAAGAAAAATCTATAGGAAGGAGTGCCAATGTATTTAGCGGAAAACTTAAAATATCTCCGCCAAAAAAAAGGAGAAACGCAAAAAGATATTTCTAGGCTGCTTTCAGTGGCTGGGTATGGGTATTCGGAAATGACAGTAAGCAGATATGAAAATGGTGAATGCGAGCCTGAACTGCAAAAAGTGATTATATTGGCCGAGCATTTTAATGTGACAACTGATGAGCTGCTTACAGTAGACATGAAAAATGTTAAACCGCTTTATTTGTTAAATCTGCGTTTTTTGAGAAAAAAGTACAATATGACACAGCAGGATATCTCTGATTTATTAGGTTTTCGTGATAAAAGCAGTTGTTGCTTGATCGAAAAGGGTATTACCTTGCTTACATTAGAACAATCAATAAAGTTATCAGATTATTTTGGCGTTACACTAGATCAGCTTGTGAAACAGGATTTATCAAAGGAAGTGAATGCTTAATTAATAAGGAAAGGAGTAAATAAATGGAATCTATCATGACAGCTCCAGGTGTAATTAAAAGTGCAACAAGGATATATGTTACACCAGAAGATGTATCAGCTCTTATAGGATGCCGTAGAAGCATGGCATATGAAATGATTAAAAAAATAAATAATGATGCAAAGAAAAGAGGGAAACACACTTTTCCATCAGGGAAAGCGAATAAATATTTGTTTTCAGAGTATTATGAAATTCCCATTGAAGATGTGGACAAAGTGATTGCAAGAGGACAGGAGGCGTGAAATGGCGTTTTATACTGTTTGCCAGAAATGCGGAGCACATCTGGACCCGAATGAAAAATGCGATTGTGAAGATGTAGCAGAAAAAGAAAAGAAGGCGAGGGAACAGATGCTGGTAATGGAAAATGGCACAAACCAGCTTGCGTTCCGCTGGTCTTCGGAAAGGGCAGGCGTATGAGACAGAAAGCAGGATGGGTCAGGCGGGAATTGTTAAAAAGAAAGGTGGCGCAGACGGATGTATGCAAAGTGCATAAAATGCTGCTTGTTGTGGAATGTGAGTATATTTCAGAAAATTCCAGAGGCAGGCTATATCTGTCCCAGGTGCAGAAAATCAGAAACCCGGCAGCCAGGCTGTTCCAGAAAAAAGCGGCGGTAATAGCTGCAAAGATGATACTGTCTGCAGCATTGACAGTCCCTGCCGCGTCATGTGCCATCATAGCGGCATACATTGAAAGAGGATATATGGCGTATGGTGGAGAATACCTGTTTATTCTTATGGTTTTCAGGGTTGTATACTGGGCGCTTGGCAAATTCCTGCCGGATGAAAATATGGACATACTTTGAGGAGGAAATTTTGGAAACATTCAAAAAAGAAATTGAAAGCCGGCTTGGTTTTGAAGTTGGGGCTATTCAGTTGAAAGAATCTATACATCATGCGCAAAAGAAACTTGCTTCCATAATTCTGCGGTACGGGGATGCCGATGGCCGCAGGCGGGAGCCGGATTATCTGGCGCAGCTTGTATGCGAGGATATTAGGGCTGGTATTTTTTCAAAAGCCACATTGTTAAGGGCAGCAAACATGTGCAATATGGAAAAAGAGCGTCCGGCAGATTGCCAGGACACTCACATAAGCATTCATATTGTAGCATGGAAATGCAAATAAATCAATATGGAGGTTTCAAAAATGCAAAACTTATCAATTCAGACAGTTATGAAAAACAGGGAAAGCTATAACCTTGCGCTTCCATTTGTGGAGACACAGCAGGTCAACCCGTTTTATAAGATGAGCGCATCGCTGTTGTATGTGGATATAAGCGAACGAGCGTCACAGGTATTTAAAGTTGGTTCTCGCAGCTGCGGAAATGGGAAGTGGGAAGACTTATATTCCCTGACAAAGCCTTTTTTAAATAGGCTGGCGACAGAGGCTGGGATTCAGTTTATGCCTGGTTCCGGAGATGTAGTGAAAATGGATGAAAATACATGGAAAGCGAGCGCATTTGGTGCTATTCGTCTGCCTGATGGGAGCGTACGTACCAGCAATAACTTTAAAGTGATAGACCTTGTAACAGAAGAAAAAAAGTACCGTTTGTCTTATGAGGAAAAGGCGGAAAGAGGGATTGCCGATCACAGGGCAGCAAAGGACGCGGCTAAGAAATATACTGGGAAATGGGCTGAAACGGGACAGGTCGATGCAAATGGCTATCCTGTTAAGATTTATGTAATTTCAGAGTGCGACAGGAGCAAATACATCGAAAACAGCCTGCTGGATGCAATGACACAGTTGCGGGCAAACGCGCCGCAGAAAGCCGCAACAGGGGCTGTTTTAAGAGTGATCAGGGACCTTTTGGGAATTAAAAGCTCTTATACCATTGAGGAATTGAGAAAACCGTTTGCAGTGGCGAGGATGTCTTTTTCACCGGATTATAACGATCCGCTTATAAAGCAGATGCTGCTGCAGCAGGCTATGCAGAGTGTAGGAAACCTTTTTGGAAATGTGCAGCCGGTGATGCAGACCATTTCTATTCCGCAAGCGGCCGATGAAGAGGTGGATCTGCCTGCGGATGTATATGCGGAACCATCTGGTAGTCAGAAACCAGAGGAAAACCATACGACACAAAAAGGCAACTTTGAAAATAAGCAGGTACCAGAAACTACGCATGGACAGGAAATGACAGAAAAAGACCGTTCACAGGATTTTTGCTGCGATAAGTGCGGCATTGTAATTCCGAAAAGGGTCTGGAGCTACTCTTATGAAAATATGGGCAGGCCGTTATGTTACACATGCCAGAAGGCTGTTAAGAATCAGCAGGGAGGGTGGCAGTTATGAAAATTTTTCATTCAGGAGACTGGCATATCGGGAATTTTAAGGGGCCGGAAAAAGATGGAATCAACCTTCGTTCCCTTGATACAAAACGCTGTCTTGAGGCGCTGGCAGAACGAACAGAAAAAGAAAATCCGGAACTGGTGTTGATGCCAGGCGATATTTTTCATACAGGTAAGACCTGGAGTGACCGCTGCTGCGATGAAGTGGTCGTTGCGATTGAGATTATTTCCCGTCTGGCTGCAGCAGCAGGCCAGGTGGTCATTATGCGAGGGACGCCAAATCATGACGGGGAAGGGCAGTTTAAAGTATTACTCACACATTTTTCCGGTTTTGAAAATGTACATATTATTGTGAATCCGGAAGTGATCCGAACGGCATATGCGGATATTGCGGTGCTGCCTGGTTTTGACCGGGGCATATACCGGGCAAAATTTCCAAGGCTTGGAAAAGAGGAAGAAAACGAAATCTTTTCTCAGGAACTTGGAAAAATTGTGCTGGGGCTTCGGGCACAGTGCAGGGCAGACCGTCCGGCAATACTCATGGCGCATTATACGGTGCCCGGATGCAATACCGAAAGCGGGCAGTCACAGCTTCTGACGCAGTTTGAGCCGATTGTGCCGTCAGAAGCCCTGGATGCGGCAGCATATGACCTGGTAGCTTTGGGGCATATTCACAGGCCACAGATGGTATCCGGCTTTGAAAATGTATATTATTCCGGTTCTATTAACGCGAACAATTTTAATGACGAGGGGCAGGAACGGGGGTTCTGGATTCATTCTTTTAAAGAAAGCGCATTGGGGCAGGAAGGCATGGTGTTAACGGATTCTGAGTTTGTGAAAACACCATACAGGGAATTCATTACTTTAAAATTTGCAGATTCTGATGTGGAAGCAGTTATATACAACCGGATAGATGAACTTGCTATGAACAGATGGCGTTTTAATGGAGCAGTCATTGGAAAAATTGTGCGTGTGCTTTACGAATGCACTGCAGAGAAGAAAAAAGCGTTCCATACTGCCGTATTGGAAAAAACTTTGTATGAGGACGGCGCTTTCTGGGTGGCAGGCATAAATCCTGAAAGGGTGGAAGCATACGCTGACCGGACAGACCTGTCACAGGAAACAGATCCGGAAGCGAACCTAAAATTGTACCTGTTGGAAAAAGAAATGAAAGAAACAGATATAGAGCGGCTGTTGTTAAAATCAAGGCCAGTGATCACGGAAGCAATGGCAGCAGAAACAGGAGCGGCATTTTCAGGAATGTTTGTGCCGGTAGAAATCGAAGTAAAAAATTACCGCGCCTATGCGGAAGAAAAATTTTCTTTTGAGGATATCCGGTTCTGTACGATTAATGGACAAAACGGGGCAGGCAAGTCATCACTGTTCATGGATGCGATGATTGACTGTATCTATGAGGAGCCAAGGGAAGGGAAAAGCACGTCTGTGAAGGTTCCGTGGCTTCGGAATGAGGATAAGGTGCGGTCCGGGTACATAATGTTTACGTTTTTGATTGGCAGCAAGACATACCGCATCACACGGACCAGGGCAAAGTCTGGAAAAGGTACGCTGAACCTGGCGCAAATGGTGGATGGCGTATGGGAAGACCGTTCCTGTGAAAAATTCAACGATACACAGGCGGCGATCGAGCAGCTGATCGGTGTTGACAGCATGACATTTAAAAGCTGCGCCCTTATTATGCAGGATCAGTACGGGCTGTTTCTCCAGGCCAAAAAGGAAGAACGCATGGTTATCCTTTCCAGCCTGCTTGGGCTGGGCATTTACGGCAGGATGGAGGACATAGCAAGGGATATGGCGGCAGAATACAACCGGATGATAAACGGTAAAAAGCAGTCCATAAAAGTACAATCTCAAAATATTATGGCATCCGGCAAACCGGAAGAGGAGCTGGACCAGGCAAAGGAAAGATTGTGTCTGATTGAGACACAGGAGAAAGCAATGGAGCTGGAGCTGCAGAAAGCGAACCTTCTCCTTGGGAATGCCAAAGCTGCGGCAGAGCGGTACCAGAGCCTTATGGATGACATATCTGTTTTGGACAGCAGGAAGCAGGCGGCCGAAAAAGCAAAAGTATCTGTGGATATGCTGCTTTCGGCGTGCGACACAGAACTGGCCGAGGAATCAATAATTACAGGCCATGCAGCCAGATACAGGCAGCTTGCCGGCAGAGAAAAAGAACTGGCTGTAGCAACTGCGGTATACGAGGCCAAACAGAAAGAATCTGAAAATCTGGACAGCCAGATACGCAGCATTACAAGGGAAATAGAAGAATATAAAACGCTTCTGGTCGGATACCAGAAACATTTAGAGGGCCTTGCATCAGAAGAAGATAAGGCGCTGGTCATGGAGAAAGTACAGGAATATCTGGAAAAGAAGATGCAGCTTGATTCCATGTATGCGGATTCACAGGAGGCGGCGCGGCTGCTAGATAAGAGAAGCCAGCGGTCATATGCCCTGGATAGCAAAAAAGCGTATTTTAACGAATGTGAAAGGTCGCTGCTGGCAGAGAAGGCTTCGCTCAAAAAGCGGACGGAGTTACTGAAGGATTCCGGATGTATGAATCTTGAAAAGGCATCCTGTCGGTTTTTGGCGGATGCAGTGCAGGCAGGGAAAGAGCTGGAAACATTTCCGTTAAGGATGGAAACACTTATGTCTGAAAAGGAAACGGCGCTTGCCGGCCTGCAAAAAGAAGTGGAAACTGTGGACGCCGAGATCCGGACATTGAATTTTTCACAGGAAAAGCTGGATGCACTGCGGAAAGAATGCGCCAGGCTGAAAGTGTATACAGAAAAGTTAAAGGAAATCGAACGCTGTGAGGGTGAAGCTGCCTTAATACAGACACAAATGGATCATGCGCAGTTAAATATAACAAAGGCAGAAGAACGCCTGCTAGGGCTGAAATTACAGGCCCAGGAAGCGTATGCAGAAAAAGAAAAGCATTCACAAAGCTATCAGGAGTATGAAGCTGCCAGAAAGGAAATGAAAGGGCTGGAATGCTGGATAGAAAAAGAAAAAGCGCTTCCGGTCACAAAAGAAAGAAGGGCGAATGCAGCAGAACGGGCTGTGGAACTGGCAAAACAGGTCCTGGTATTTCAGGAAGAACTGGAAGATAAACTTGAACGTGCCAGAACAGAAAAAGAACTGGCAGACAGCTATCGCATTTTTGACAGGAAGGCAAAAGAGATCCAGTCAGAAATGGACAGGTTCAGCAAGGATGCAAAAAAATGCCAGACGGAGATCGGATGCCTGGAGCAGAAAATAAGAGAGATCCGGCGGATACGGCAGAACATCGCCGTGATGCAGGAAGAAATTACTGCACTGGCAGAAGATGCAGCCGACTATGAAACATTAAAGCTCTCGTTTAGCCAGGAAGGCATACCGCACCAGATCATTCGAACCATCCTGCCAAAGCTGTCTGCGACGGCAAACAATATCTTAAGCCAGATGACAGGCGGGCAGCTCGGAGTGGAATTTGTTACGGAAAAAGTGCAGAAAAGCAACAACAAGAAAGAGGTTGCCACGCTGGATATTTTCATTGAGGAATATGGAAAGGGGAGCCTGCCTTACCTGTCAAAGAGCGGCGGGGAAAAAGTGAAATCTTCCCTTTCGGTAATACTTGCATTGGCGGAAATAAAGGCAACCACTGCTGGAATACAGTTTGGAATGCTGTTTATAGATGAACCTCCATTTTTGGATGCGGATGGAATACAGGCGTATTGTGACGCGCTGGAAACAATACGTGAGCGGTATGGTGATATTAAAATTATGGCAATCACGCATGATCCAACAATGAAAGCACGTTTTCCGCAGAACCTTGATGTGGTAAGGACGGAGAGTGGAAGCAGGATAATTTACTGATAGTACCAGGGGCGTTGGGCTCCTGATGAAAGGATGTGATTGCTTGGCAAAAAAATATTACTGGTTGAAACTGAAAGAGGATTTTTTCGACGATGATGCAATCGAATGGTTAGAAGAACAGCCAAAAGGGAAAGAATATGCACTTTTTTATCTGAAACTTTGCTTGAAATCCCTTAAAACGGATGGTGTCCTGATTAGGACTGTGGGAACAATGCTGGTTCCATATGATATGAAAAAATTATCAGAAATTACAAAGACGGATTTCGATACCGTAGTGGTTGCTATGGAGCTACTGAAAAATATCGGACTGGTAGAAATACTTGAGAATGGGGAAATTTTTCTACCTGGTTTACAGCAGATGGTAGGCTCTGAAACCCAGTGGGCTAAATACAAAAGGGGCGGAAAAAAATTGGAGGATTTCCAATCGAATTCCAAACAGAATAAATTGGAAAATTTCCAACGGGATTCCAACGAACCTCCAAAAATACTCCAAACAGAGAATAGAGATAAAGAGATAGAGAAAGATAAAAAAGTAATTGTTGCGCCTTCGGGCAACGAACCTTCCGGTATGCATGAAAAATATCCTGTTGGAGAGTTTGAATACCAGTGTGTGGAAATGCTGCTCAAATCTTGCGTAGCGGTGTTTTCAAATTCAAAAGTCCCTAAGACTGAAAAAGAAAAAAAGAAATGGGCTATAGAGATTGAGCGGATGAAACGCCTGGACGGTAGGAGCGAAGCGGAAATTATAGAGGCGCTGACATTTGCCACAACGGATGGATTTTGGAAATCAAATATCCGGAGTACGAAAAAGTTCAGGGAAAAATTTGAAACTCTTATTGTGCAAAGCAGAAATAAAGGGGACGTCTGGCGGCAGCAGTCCGCTGGCGGTCCGGGAACTGTGCATCAGGGACGCATTGCTGAGCTTGTGCAAGAAAAAACGGAGCTGCCTGCATATCATGAACTGCCGGAGGTGAGATATTGAGCGGGTACGAGTGTGAAAAATGCATGGATACGGGATATGTGCTCGTAAGACAGGATGGATACGATATTTCCGTCAAATGTGAGTGCTATGAAAAGCGGATGTACCAGCGTCGGTTAAGGAGCAGTGGCATTTCGGAGGAGATGCAGAAAAAAGGATTTAAAGATTTTGATTGTCGCGGGATAGATGCACTCGAACAGGCAAAAATGAAAGCTGTTGGATACTACCGAAGGTTTCTGAATATTGAAAATGGCTGTCACAATTCCATCATTTTCTGCGGACAGGTCGGAGCCGGGAAAACGCATCTTGGAATGGCTGTGTGTAATAATTTGCTGAATGTCTGCAATGTGGAAGTGGTTTATATGGCTTACCGGAATGCAGTTACTGAAATTAAACAGTCAGTGACAGACAAAGAAAACTATTATGCAGCTACAGAGCCATACCGGAGGGCAAGACTACTGTATATTGATGATTTTCTAAAGGGGAAGTCTACAGAGGCAGATCTAAATATTTTGTACGAACTTATAAATTACCGCTATATGCATAGCAAGCCGATGGTTATATCTACAGAAAAGTGCCCAGATGATCTGGTAGATTTTGACGAAGCGGTAGGCAGCAGAATTATTGAAATGTGCCGTGGAAACATAGTTGTTTTGCAAGGCAAAGAGCTGAATTACAGGCTTTATTCCTGAAAAGGCAGAGCTGAGGATATCAGTTTTTCCTCAGCTCTACCACGTCGGATATGTCACAATCCAGCGCATTGCATATTTTCTCGATAATTTTCAGGGAAACATAATCATTTTTCCCAAGCTGGGCAAGGGCAGATGTTGACAGGCCAGCTTTTATGCGCAGCTCTGTTCGGGACATATGCCTGTTAATCAGCAGAATCCAGAGCTTGTCATAAGATACCATAAAATCACCTCATGACATATCTTATCACAATAAGTTTAAAAAGACAATATTATATCTAATAAATAGATATTTTTATTGACAACAGACAATGGATGGTGTAATATCTGAAATATAGATAATATATCTGTATTTCAGATACAAGAAAGGCAGTAAGAATATGCAAAACAAGGTGATAGCAGGATTTAAGGGGAATCAGAAAGAATTCATGAAAATATTTCATGAATTGTGTTACTCCCGCCAGCCGTGGGAAGTCTGGTCTGATGTGATTACGATGATGGCCTGTTCTATTGCGAATGCAGTAGACAGGACGGAGAAAAGACATGAAAGCAGGGAAAAAGAATATGCGGAATGCCTGAAAAGGATTGGAAGTGCGGAGAAGCCGGCACAGCTTCTGGCTGTCATAGTAAATGCGTTGGAAGAAAATCCGGAACAGGACTTTTTAGGGGAAATGTATATGGGACTGAATCTTGGAAACCACTGGAAAGGGCAATTTCTCACACCGTACAGCATATGTAAAATGATGTCGCAGATTACTTGTGGCAGTATAGACAGCCAGATTGAACAGCAGGGATATATATCTGTTTGTGATGAGGCGTGCGGAGCAGGGGCGACGCTGATAGCTGCAGCCAATACAATGAAAAAGTCAAAGTATAATTTCCAGAATCATGTACTGTTTGTCGGGCAGGATATAGACCGGATCGTAGGGCTGATGTGTTATATACAGTTATCACTTCTTGGGTGCGCCGGATATATCTGCATTGGAAACTCACTTTCAAATCCACTGACCGGGCATGTTTTGTTTCCGCAGGAAAAAGAAGGGCAGGAATTATGGATCATGCCAATGTTCCGGACAGATGTATGGAATATAAGGCGGATGGCTGTAATGATGGAAAATATATGTGGGACTGTGGCCACAAAAAAACCAGTGGAAAAAGAGCGTTATTTCATGTTTTTTAATTTCAAAGAACAGGAGGCAGGAAATGGAAGGGAAGAATCTGCAGGCTGCATTCAGTAATTCTGAATTGCCGGAACAAAGCAGGAAAGCGCTGCAGTCCGAGACATGGCAGAAAGCAAGAGAAGCGATGGGAGCGCCTGCTCTCGTAATAAAAGCAGATGCAGCAGAAAGAACGGAAAGAAACAATGAATTCCATCATGGAGACTGGAAAGCGGCGCTGCATGAATATTTAAAGACAGCATATAAGGGCTGTAAATCCGCGGGTGATATTACATCGGGCAGAACCGTTTATCAGTTTATGAAAAAAGATGATAAGGTGACATTCTATGATGCAGATGGAAACACATTATTCCATGTTGGCTATGAACAGCTTGAAAAAGAATACGCTGTGCTGATGAGAGAGCAGGAAACCGACGGTGAGGTTTGTCAGGATCAAAAAGAAACGGAAGAAAACGGAGAAGCAAAGCGTAACGGATCTGACAGCATAAGAGAGGCTGGAGAGGAGAGCGTAAAGGTAGAAGCAGAAAAAATGGAAAATACTGCGGAAAAAGATACAGTCGAAGAAACCATGGCCGTTGACGTTGCATCTGAAAAATCAGCTTCCATAATGAAAACGGGAAGCACAATAAAAGAACAGGCGAAAAAGAAGCTGGAAAAAGAACTTGGGAAAGCAAAAGACCGATCGTTTGCGAAGCCTGTAATCGAGTACATTATCAAACGGTGTGAGGAAGATAACGGGCTGTCTGAGGATGTGATACAGGAGCATAAGACGTGGGAAAAGTGTTATGGGTATCTTAATTCCAAGGCACAAAAGTCTGTACAAAAAGGGGCAATTTGCTGTGCTGTGCGTGATGATGTAGTCTACGAATGGGCTGAGGATTATTACCATAAGGATGACAAGGCAGAGGAAGAGAAAAAGGCAAGAAAAGCGGCAGAAGCTAAAAAGAAGGCCGAAGAAAGAAAAGCGAAAGCAAAAGAAGATCCAGCAAAAAAAGCAGCCAGGGAAAAAGAACACCATGGTACAAAAGCGCCGGATAAAACAGAAGCTGCTTTAGATGTGCCCAAAAAGGATTATGCAAAACCCAAAAAAAATGCCAGGGACATAGAGGGCCAGATGGATATGTTCTCCATGATGGGAATGTAGGAGGCAGACGGATGGATAAAAGGTCATTATCGGCAGTCCCACGGCCATCGCTTACAAAAAAGAATAAACAAATGCTACTGCTTGTGCCGCGTATGAGCTATCTGGCAACGGCAGACAGGCGGGAAATAAACGGGGAAGATACTCTGATCATTAATTTTTTTCATGCGGAGGAAAAAGAGCTGAAACCAGAATTCCGCACATTCTGCCAGATGGATGATTATATTACACAGGATCTGTCAATGGATAAAACGAAGTGGAAAACGGGGGCCATTAATCACCTTACCGGTTATCTGTACTGGTACCGGAATAGCGGGAACATTGTCATAGCTTCTATCAGGGAAAGAAATAAGATACTCGGTTTTCTGCGTGATTTTCGGAAAAGGAATGGGATCGGCGACCATGAGATCGATATTCCCAAAGGGGCGGCAGTTGATTCAGAAGTGGAAAACAGGATTGATGAATACCAGAATACGATTAAGGGCTGGAAATTGCAGAAAAGGCATAGAGAAGAAAAAGCTGACATCGATCTGCAGATGCAAAAGTTTGGAGAGCTCCCGGCTGATTATGGCCACTTTGTAAAAGATGTGGTGTTTGAAAACGAGAACTATATTTTTTACAGCAAAGCAAAAGCAAGGGCTTACTGCACAAAATGCGGGCATGAGTTTGAGGTCAGGAAAGACGGGCTGTACCATAAGAAAATTGCTATATGGAATGATGCGGGTGAAATCAGCCATAACAGGACAGTGCGCTGCCCATACTGCCATAAGTATCTGAAATGCAAAAGCGAAGGCATGGGCAGAAAGAACCTTTTTGCGGTGCAGTGGAGCGTGCTGGTTCAAAAATACGGTGAGGAAGTGCTGGTAAGGTATTTCTGCCACACAAAAGATTTTCAGGGTGATTTTCATAATCCGGCAGTAAAGAGCATTGAGAAGTTCAGGACGATCCATTCTGCTGATAAGTCAAGAGATTTTGAATGGTGCAGGTATAAAAGCACAGTGGAAATCAGATGGTGCAATTTTAAAGACAGGAGCTATGGCTATTGCCAGCCTCCGCAAATGGATGTGCCAAGAAGTGCGGTGCTTTATAAAAGGAATCTTTTAGAAGCAGTTGCAGGCACCTGCATGAAATACAGTGCGGTAGATATATATGTGAACAATGTAGCGGAAACGATCCATGTTTCCGGAAGTTCGTGCTATATAGGGCGGGGCGGCAATATTCTCAGAAAGCCATGGTGCATAGACTGGTATTTTAATGCCTGCCGGGAAGCGCCATATCTGGAGCAGCTGTTAAAGGTTGGTTTTTATAAAATAGCGCAGGAAGCGCTGAAAGAAAGGAACCGTCCGGAATTTAAAAATGGTAGGACAGTCACGGAAACACTTGGAATAAACAGGCTGCAGTTCCATATGCTCAGGCAGATAGGAGATCCATCCATAAGGGATGTAATGATACTCCGGTATGCGGGGCAAATCAGCAAAGAGGATTTTGAAACACTTCGGTACAGCCCTGATGACGGCTATGACAAAATGTATGAAAAATACCTGGATATGAGGCAGTACACAACCATTTATAAACTGAAAAAATACTTAGGGAAACAGAAGGTTATACATGACAGGGATTATTTTGATTATGTCAAATGGATGGAAGAAATGGGATATGACTTGCACAATGAATTTAACCTGTATCCAAGGAATTTCAAAAAAGCGCATGATGAAAAATCGAAAGAGCATCTCAGGTTTCAGGACCAGAAGGCAGCAGAGGAAATCCGGCGTTTCAACAATATATTGAAAAAACTTCGGAAAGAAGTTTCGGATACCGATCCTGTAAATTTAAGGATAAAAGGATTATTCATAAGGCTGCCGGAAAACCTGGAGGAACTGAAAAAAGAGGGCGAGTGCCTTCATCACTGTGTGGGGAATTACAGGGACAAAGTAGCAAGGGGAGAAACGATGATCTTCTTTATCAGGAGAGAGGAAGAACCTGAGAAGCCATATTTTACTTTAGAGTGGAAGGGTAAAGTCATTCAATGCAGAGGGTCCCATAATTGTGATATGACACCAGAAGTTAAAGCATTTGCAATGCTGTTCCAGAAAAAAATGGAAGTATTTGAAAATGCGCCACGCAAGCATAGAAAGGCGGGATAAAATGAGAAACAGGCCTAAAAAACCGATTCTGAAAAAGAGCGAGTATTTGAAGTACGACTTTGTAATTATGGAACGCGAGGACTGCCTTTGCCCAAAATGCGGGAATATTCTGAATGCCGGGCCTGGTTATCAGCCGAAATACTGCAGTGAATGTGGACAGAAGATTAATTTTACAGGAGTGCAGTGGAAAAAAGATAAACAGTTAGGGTTTGCGGAAAGGAGGGATCTTTACGAACCGGTCAAAAATTGAGTGGTGCGATCATACATGGAATCCTGTCACGGGATGCAGGCATAACTGCAGTTACTGCTATGCAAGACGGATGACAGCCAGGTTTGCGGGAGACGTCAGGCTGAACAAAATGGCAAAGAAAGATTATAAACTGGTGTCAGCAGCGGACAAAGGAGAAGATCTGTATGTGCTTCATGCGCCTATGCTGAACGAAACAGGAAACCCCCTGGTATATCCGTTTGGGTTCGAGCCTACTTTGCATAAATACAGAATGGATTATCCTGGAAAGTTGAAAATGGGCAATAATATTTTTGTTGGAGCTATGGCAGATGTATTTGGAGCCTGGGTACCGGACAGATGGCTGGATGATATTTTTGCAGCGTGTGAAAAATACCCGGTACATAATTACCTGTTTTTGACAAAGAACGTGGAGCGGTATGCGGCATACGGCGTACCTTGCGGGTCTGAGAATATGTGGTACGGAACAAGTATTACAAGAGAAAGCGAGGTGTGCAAGTGGAACCAGCTTCCCGCGGGATGCCAGACATTTGTAAGCATAGAACCGCTTTTAGAAGATATAGAGCCGGAGAAACACAATACTATGTTCCGTCAGATTGATTGGGTCATCATTGGGGCAGAAACAGGACGGAAGAAAGAAAAAGTGGTTCCTGCTATTGAATGGATCCGGAAGATTGTAAAGGAAGCTGACCAGGCAGGAATACCAGTGTTTATGAAAGATAGCCTGATCCAGGTTGTCGGAGTGGATAACATGCGTCGGGAATATCCAAAAGAGCTACTGAAAAAAGCAGTCAGCCCCAAGATGGAAAAAAAACTGTATGATTCGTGCGTTACCTGTAAGGCGCATATGGAAAAACGCATGATGGTGGCTTTATCCGCGCGGTCTATGCGGGGTGAACAGCCGAAACAGTTTGGGTTTATGTGCAAGGAATGTTTTCGCAAATTTTGTGAAGATTGCAGTATTGCAACGCCTGTCCTTGCCGGGCTGCCAGAGCATGGCATGACAGGAAAAGCGGATAGGTTATGAAGAAAGGGATGAAAGTTATGGCGAAAAAAAGGAGCTGCAGACGGACAGTGAATGAAAACAGAATACACGATAAGGCTGTAAAGATGCGGAAGATGACGGATGTTCAACTGGTGCATTATGTAGAGGACAGGGTGGAAAAAGCAAGAAGTGAGGGCTTTCATCAGGGAAAAGTGAAAGCATCAGCCCCAAAGGTAAGCATTTCGTCTGTTTTAGATGAAATTGGAGCGATAAAAGGCATTGGAGAGGCAAAGCTGCGTGAAATTGGGGCTGTGCTGAAAAAGCGGCTGGAAGGTGATGGCTGTGCCTGACCTGAAAAAGCAGATAACGGGAAAACGCAGCAAGGCATCCGGGGAAATGTTTGAACGCTGGCTGTCTCATGCGTGTGAATTTTATCTGTCAAAAGGGCTTGCCCATATCGAAAAAACGCCGGAGCCGTTCCATATAACAGGAAAAGACAGCAGCGGGACGGTCCGGGGATTTTATGAGAAGAAAGGCCAGCCTGATTATAAAGGGATTCTATGCGACGGCACAGGGATTATGTTTGAAGCGAAACATACGGATTCTGACAGGATAAGCCAGAGTGTGGTTACAGATACACAGTGGAGGAGCCTGGATGTATATGAGCGGTTTGGCGCCCATTGTTTTGTGATGGTATCGCTTGGGCTTGAGAGGTTTTACCGGGTGCCGTGGAATGTATGGAAACGCATGAAAGAACTGTTTGGACATAAATACATGAATGAACAGGAATTGCTGCCGTACCGGCTGCAGGAAAAGCAGCAGACAATACTGATACTGGAAGGAGTGGAATTAACTGGTGAAGATACAAAAAGCGGAACTGGCAGGGAAGATTGCAAAACTGAAAAGCGTAGTGCCGAAGAAAACGAACCTGCCGGCCTTACAGGGTATTTTAGTCCGGGACGGTTATTTGACCGCAAGCAGCCTGGAAATGACCGTCAGGACGAAAATAGAGGGCACTGAGGGTGAAATATTCCTGATCCCGGCAAAAGCATTTGACCTGATCGGGAACTTGCCGGATGGGGAAGTGGAGATTTCTCCAGGAAAGAAAAATACGATTATGATCAAGGCTGAGAAGATCAAAAATAAATACCAGACACTGGAGCCGGAAACATTTCCAGCATCCGGTATGCTGGGGGATGATGATAAGGAAACCACGATTGACAGCAATCTGCTTCTGGCTTCCATGAAACGTGTATCCTATGCGATACCAGCCCAGGCGTCCAGTCCCACGATGTCTGCTCTGTGCCTGAGGGCAGCAGAAGGAATGTTGAACTTTGTTGGACTGGACGGCCATGTTCTGGCATGGGACAGGGTGGATTATGAAGGGGACTTTGAGCTTCTCATCCCTAAAAATACGGTTGAGAAGCTGCTGTCTATCGGCCTGTCGGGCGATGTGACAGTAAAGCATAATAAAAATGGGGCGGCGTTTATTACAGATGATTATGAAGTATATACCAGGATAGTGGATGGGCAATATTTCGGGTATGAAAAGATGTTTCACCAGATGCCAATACATACAGAGGTTGCAAGAGCTGAATTTCTGGAAGCCATGATACGCGCAAAAATGTGTACGGAGGAAAAACGCCCGGCCCGGTTTGAAATTTCAGGCAGCGAAATGAACATCAGCATCAAAGACAGCACAACGGATTATAATGAGACGGTTTTACTGAAAAAGGAGCTGAAAGAACCTTTGACAATCGGTTTTGACGCCAGGCTGGTCGTTGAAACGTTAAAAGCGTTTGAATGTGGAAATATAAAAATCCAGATGGCAAGCCCGAAAAATCCTATGATTGTGGAAGCGGAGGACAGCGATTTTAAAGCGATTGTCCTCCCTGTAGCAATAAATTAGCGCCATGTAGCTAAAGTTTCGTTCATGCAGGGCCTGGCCGGGCTTAAAGGGAAATCATATCACAAATACATGCAGGGCGGACTGGCGCTGCCGCCCAGAAAGGAGCAAATATGACTATTGAAAATCTGAAAAGGGCAAATGAAATACAGGAAAGGTTAAAAGAACTGGAAACGGTGCGGAAGTGGATTGAGGAAAAAGATAGGAGTATTTATCTGCTGGCGCGCGGATGCACTGTGAATGAATCAATAAAAATTTCTTCCGATGTCAGGAGCCTGCTGTACGGGTTGAGCATCGGGGAGCATAAAAGACTGCGGGAAGAATTTGAGAAATTATAGGAGGCATGTCATGAAGGCAGTCGTGAAATATCCAGGAAGCAAGTGGAGCATTTCAGAATGGATCATCAGCTTCTTTCCGCAGCATCACAGTTATGTGGAACCGTTTTTTTGGGAGCGGTGCTGTATTATTTAACAAAGGGCGCAGCAATATCGAAACCGTAAATGATCTGGACGGGAATGTTGTAAACCTGTTTGAATGCATCAGGGAAGATCCGGAAAAACTGGCCAGAAGTATTTATCTGACACCATATTCCAGGCAGGTATATGAAAAAGCATTCCATGAAATCCCAGAGGATAAGTTTGAGGCGGCCCTGAATTTTTATATCCGTCTGAATATGGGGCATGGATTTCGGACCAATGGGGAAAAGGTTGGATGGAAGAATGATGTACAGGGGAGGGAACGTTCTTATGCATCGCAGGACTGGTGCAATCTTCCAGAAAAGATTATGCAAGCGGCAGAAAGGCTTAGAGGGGTGCAGATAGAGAATAAACCGGCACTGGAGCTTATAAACTGCTTTAATTATAAAAATGTACTGGTATATTGCGATCCGCCGTATATGCTGCAGGCCAGGCATGGGAAACAGTACCGTCACGAGATGGAAGATAAAGGTCATGAAGAACTTTTAGATGCACTGTTGAATCATAAGGGATTTGTGCTCATCAGCGGATATGATACAGATCTTTATAATTCTAAACTGGCAGGATGGAATAAGTACGAGACAGTATCATACTCACAAACATGTTCAAAGAAAAGGGAAGTCCTCTGGATGAATTATGACCCGCCGGGGAGGCAGCTGGGATTTGAAGATATGGAAGGATGGGAATGTGTAGAATGAGTGATAAAGAAAAAATAGATAAATGGCTGGAAGAACACGATGGGGACGATTACTGCGAGTACTGTATTTATGGAAGTGAATGCGAAGGACTGACTTATGATTCGCTGGGACCAGTAGAGCCGCCGTGTTGCAGCACAGACCTGGAGGAACTGCTGGATACAGAGGCAATCTTGATGGATATTGCAGAAAATTCAGAAGGAAATGGAGGGTGATTACAATGGCTCATAAAGAAAAATACTGTGTGTACTGGTATTGTGAGAGAAATGGCGGAACAACCTGCTGGGACTGGGGGAATAAATGGGCGGGAATGGCCTGCCCAAATGATGAAAGATGTGAAAAATACCGTGTGTGCGCAAATTGTAATGGCGTCATGGGAAAGTGCCAGACGTACCAGAAAGTAAAACGGGGCGAATTGTAATGGACAGAAAAGAACACATGTGGTTTTTCTTCCAGTTCCTACAGGAAGTTGAAAAAGGGATGTCTAAAGAGGAAGAGAAACAGGTTATGATTGAAAAAGCCATTAATCTGAAGCTGATGTGTGATTATGCTGTCAGCTGTTCCTATGGTGATATTGTGCTGATCATCTGTATGCTGCACGTTTATGTGAAAATGCTGGATGAGCTTCGGGCGGATGATATCCAGTACCAGGCATATTACCGCAAAAAGTTTATGAAAATGGCCGACAGGCTGGCGGCACAGATCTGCTATGACTATGATGAAGCAGTGGAAAAATGCAGGAAAAAACAGCAGAAGAAGGAAAGCGGCAGCGATATTGGGGATGACGGGCTGACACAGCTTATCAGACGTGACTTTAAAGTATCGAAGAAAATAGAGAAGGGAGCAGAAGCTGGTGGAAAATAATGAAACAGAAATCAGGAAAGACTGCTTTGGCTATAAAGAAAAAGACGGTTTTCCAGGCTGCATAGCATCTTGAGGAGGTTAGAATGAGTGGCAGAAAAGAAATTACAGGCAAACTGTCATTATCTATACAAAAGCATATTAATCCATATAACGACCCGCGGATTTACTGGGCAAGGGAAGTAACATTCGATTATGCGACAAGTAATGCTGTCCGTGTAGACTTTATGAAATTCAGGCCGGTAAATAATACGGTATCTGGCATTGAAAAGGGGGACTTTTATTGTTATGAGGTTAAATCATCCATAGAGGATTTTCATTCAAAAAATGGCCATAACTTTATAGGCGATTATAATTATTATGTCATGCCGGAGGATGTGTTTGAAAAGGTCAGGAACGAAATCCCGTATTATGTCGGGGTATTTGTGCCGGATGGAATCAATTACAATGTGGAATATTATAATCTGAAATCTGCCAAGAAAGCAAAACGAAAGGACAGGGACAGACCGGTATCTGAAATGCTTCTGATGATGTTCCGGTCATGTGCAAGGGACATTGAAAGAAGGTGATGCAGATGGGCGAAATACGGCCTATTATATTTAACACGGATATGGTGCGGACAATATTGGACGGTAGAAAAACTTTTACCAGGCGGCTTGTGAAACCACAGCCAGGAAAAGATATGATATACAAACTTGGGTACTGTGTGGATGGGGATAAAAAGGATATTGGAAAATACGGATTTGGAAGTAGTGAATGCGGCGGGGATATACGGTTTGTGAAACCTCCATGCCAGTCGGGGGATATTCTGTATGTCAGGGAAACGTGGAATATCTGCAACATGGACATAGAAGATAACAGTATGACATTTATTTACAGGGCAGATGAACCAGCGGAAGAAAAAACAGCAAGAATAGTGACCGTTTCAGATACGGTTTATGAAAAGTATGAATTAAGCATGGCTGAAAACAACCCAGAATGGCGTCCATCTATACATATGCCAAAAGAAGCTGCCCGTATCTGGCTGAAAGTTACGGATGTCAGAGTGGAGCGGCTGCAGGATATTGATGACAGTGGGATTAACTCAGAGGGATTGGACATAGGGTGTGATTTTGAAAATATCTGGAATGCCACGATCAAGAAGCCGGATTTGTCGCGTTATGGGTGGGGTGCTAATCCGTGGGTGTGGGTAATTGAATTTGAACGGTGTAAAAAACCGAAGACAGGAGGGAAATATAGTGGATAATGATCTGATCAGCAGGGGCGCTTTGCTGAAAACAATAAAAGAAAAAGTTCGACCTGATAAATATGGTACGGATAGCCATGTTCTTAATGTAATGGGGACTGTAATTCACACAATAAGAACACAGCCTGTAGTCTGTCCTAAAAACAAAGAACAGATAACAGGGAGCAAAAAAGCATATAGTTTTGACAACGAACACTATTCAGGGGTTTATGATACAGATGATGAAGTCCTGCATGATGCATTAAGTGAAATTGAATATATCAGAAGACATCATCCGGAGTGTGTGCCAAATATGGTGTATATTGGTACTTGTGAGTTTTTTGAGCCGTCACTGGCTGGATCCAGCTGGGATATTATTGAAGCAGTCTTACAGCAGGCTGATGATGAAGGGTTTGAAGAATGGACAGACGGCTATCTGTCTGATGTTCCAAAAGAACAGCGTGAGGAACTGGAAGAAGGCCTTGAAAAAGTATTCCAGTCATGGATTGATAAATATAACCACCATGCAACATTTTTTATCGTGAATTCTTATGACATATATTTTTATGATAAAGATAAATACGAACTTTTCAAAGAAAGTCAGAGAGAAAGAAAAGAGGATAGCAATGGATGCGCTGGGATATAGGAATTTTTGCATGGCCTGCTGTTACAGCAGAAATGAAAACGATAAAATAGTATGCAGAGGGGAACACAGCAGTTTTTACGGGCTTCCGGTTAAAAATGTGCTGAATGCACCGTGTATTAAAAGGAGCCGGAAAGGCAGGAAGCGGGGGATAAACTGTGATATGTTTAATTTGTGGTAGAAAACTGAGTAGCCCGAAAAGCCTGGAACTTGGATATGGCCCGGTCTGCTACGGGAAAGTGTCTGGCAGTTTAAAAGCAGCAAAGAAAGCAAAAGCGGGTACATCCCATCCGGCACCGGAAGTTCCTTGTTACGATATACCAGGACAGATGGAGCTGAAAGATTATCTGGCGGATTTATAAGGAAAAGGAGAGCGCTTTCGCAACCCTCCAACAGACAATGATATTTTATCATAATCTGATAGAAAATGGAAGTAAAATATGGAGGGCGATCAGTATGGATCATGTAAAAACAGACGGAAAAATTCTGGTAACATTAACACAGGATCAGTTAAAAGATATATACGAAAAAGCGGCTGCTATTGGCGCAAAGGAAGCCGTTAAGACATACGAACAGGAACGGAAAAAAGAACTTGGAAAAAGGGCGGACAGAAGGCTGAGAAACACAAAACTGCTTCTCAGGAATTATCATATGCTGAAAGAGCACGCAGAAAATTCTGTGTTTGGCCGTACACAGATGGAAGAATCTGCAATGGATATACTGGAATCTATGATGTCAATCTACAATAATGAAGTCATTATTGAAAGCATTAAACGCAGCGCAACCAGAACGGCAGTAATCGTATCGCATATCGAAACAATGTTCGGGTTGTATGCGGCGTACTGTGACAAGTCACAGAACAAGGATATTGATATGAGGCGGTATGAAGTAATCTGGGATATGTATATGGCAGAGGACACTTTGTCAGTGAAAGAGATAGCGGAAAAGCAGAATCTGTCAAAAGACAGCGTCTATGCAGATTTGAGAGTAGCAACCGAAAGGTTGACGGCCCTGATTTTTGGCGTGGATGGCTTGTATGTACGTTGAAGCCACCGGCTCAAAAAAGTTTCCATTGACATAACAGTATGAAAGTGAGAAAATTGTATTTGTAAAATTCTAAATCATATTTCGGAGGAAGTCTGCGGTTGTCAGGCTTCCTTTTTTATGCAGTTTTTCCGGGAAAGGAGACGGCGGATAAAGGAAAAGCATGAAGCTCCTCCAGAATCACGAAATGGAGGGATCAAATGAAAAAGGCTTTATTTGTACTGTCTGCCTACACGCTGATGATGCTTGGGGCAACGGTACTTATGACAAAAAAAGAGAATCATGCAGAAAGATTCTGTGTCGGAGACAGGAATGCCGGATGGGGAATGTCAGCGCTCAGTATTGCTGCAACATGGATTTGGGCGCCTGCGTTGTTTACATCAGCAGAGAATGCATATGCCAGAGGCTTTGCAGGGCTTTTCTGGTTCCTTGCGCCCAATGTGGTATGTATGGTGCTGTTTATTCCCTTTGCAAAAAGGATAAGGAAAGAAATGCCAGAAGGAATCACATTGTCTGGCTATATGTATCAAAGATATCAATCGAAGGCGGTCAGGAATGTGTACCTGTTCCAGCTTTGCGCATTGTCTGCACTGTCAACGGGAGTGCAGCTTTTGGCTGGAAGCAAAATACTCAGTATATTGACAGGGCTTCCATTTGCGGCTGTCACAATCATGATGGCGGCGATTGCGTTATCGTATTCCCAGTTTTCAGGAATCAAAGCGTCCATGTTGACAGATGCTATCCAGATGGTTTTTATGCTGGCCGTAAGCATTGGTTTCGTTGTCTTTGGTGTAAAGAATGGCGGAGGGGTGGAAACGCTCGTTACGGGGCTGGGAGGGGCCGCAGGGGATGCCAATTCTTTGTTATCTGCAAGAGGATTGGAAATATTTCTGGAGTTTGGCCTTCCGGCTGCAATCGGGCTTCTATCCGGGCCATTCGGGGATCAGAGTTTTTGGCAGAGAGCTTTCAGTATCAGGAAGGACAGGATAGGATGGGCATTTTTGGCCGGAGCCCTGCTGTTTGGCATTGTTCCGCTGTCTATGGGTATCCTCGGTTTTGTTGGTGCAGGCATGGGGTATGACGCGGCAGATACAGGGGTTATCAATTTTGAGCTGGTAAATGCCCTGCTCCCGGCATGGGCAGTCATACCATTTTTATTTATGATTGTATCCGGGCTGTTGTCAACGATTGACAGCAACCTGTGCGCGGTTTCGTCCCTCACAACAGACATTGTAAAGGAAAAGGCACTTGGAAGGATGAAACTGTCTATGGTTTTGCTGCTGGCAGTGGGGATTGCGATAGCCAATATACCAGGGCTGACAGTGACACATTTATTTTTGATGTATGGAACGTTAAGAGCTTCTACGTTATTGCCCACGGTATTTACCTTGAAAGGGATAAACCTGGAGCCGCGAGGCGTGGTTATAGGGATTATGTCAGCAATGGCTGTCGGGCTTCCGGTATTTGGGTATGGCAATATCAAAGGGATTGCAGCATATAAAATCGCAGGCAGCCTTTTGACAGTGCTTCTTTCCGGTGTACTGGCTCTGATGATAAGCAGAAGGCGGGGTGTCAGGAATGGGTGATGTGCTTGGCAGGAAACAGCGGATCAAAAATGATGACTGGATGCAGGCGCTTGCAAAAATTGAACAGCTGGTGTCAAAGAAAGAACTGGATCGGCTGGCTGAAAAGACAGTAAAAGAGATCCGAAAGAAAACCAGAGGAAAGAAAGCTGCTTATGCGTGGAGCGGCGGCAAGGATTCACTGGTACTTGGTGAACTGTGCAGACAGGCCGGTATAAGCCCGTGTGTGCTTGTTATCTGCAATTTGGAGTATCCGGCATTTATAGAATGGGTGGATGCCCATAAGCCGCCGGAATTGTCCATAATCAACACAGGACAGGATATAAAATGGCTGGCCGCCCATCCACAGATGCTTTTTCCACAGAATAGCAAATATGCGTCCATGTGGTTCCAGATCGTCCAGCATAGAGGGCAGTCAAAATATTATAAAGAGAACCATTTGGATATGCTGCTTTTAGGGCGCCGGCGGGCGGATGGAAACTATGTGGGAAGGGGAGATAATGTTTATACCAACAAACAGGGGGTAACAAGATACAGTCCGCTTTCCGAATGGACACATGAGCAGATGATGGCATATATTCATTATCATAATCTGGAAATGCCGCCAATCTATAGCTGGAAAAACGGGTATCTCTGCGGCACACATCCGTGGCCGGCAAGGCAATGGACCCAAAGTGTGGAAAATGCGTGGGCAGAAATTTATGAAATAGACAGCTCGATTGTGCATGATGCAGCAGGGCTTATCCGGAGCGCAGAAGATTTTTTAAATAAAAGGAAATAAGGTTTATCACTGGCAGATGGCACAGATCAGATTCTGTATAAGCTGCCAGTTTTTGCTGTTTGCAGACAGCATGAATGGAAGATCATACATCACAGACGCTCTTTCAATATCAGATCAGGAGGATGCGGATGTGGAAATAATCAAAATGAAGCTGGCTGACCTTGTAAAGCCAGAGAAAAATGTCAGGATACACACAGAGCAGCAGTTAAAGGAATTCCAGCGCAGCATAAGTATGTTCGGACAGATACGGCCGATTGTCATTGATGAAAATAATACCATTCTGGCAGGAAACGGGCTGTATGATACCCTTATTGCGATGGGGAAAGAAACAGCGGATGTATACCAGTACGATCATCTTACAGAGAACCAGAAAAAGAAGCTGATGATCGCAGACAATAAGATTTTCAGTCTGGGAATTGAAAACCTGGATACGTTGAACTGCTTTCTGGAGGAGCTTCATGGGGATTTGGATATTCCCGGATTTGACGAAGAAATCCTAAAGCAGATGGTGTCGGATGCGGAGGATGTAACGGAAAAAATCGCTGAATATGGCACACTGGATGATGAAGAAATCCGGAGGATGAAAGACAGCGCTGTACGCAAAGAACAGAAAATACAGCAGATGGTGCCTGAATCTGTGGAAGAACCTGTACCTGATCCTGGAATGCCTGTAACAATCAGGCAGGAAAGTCCGGATGGTGAAGAAGCCGCTGAAATAAGAAAATCCATCATTTGTCCGGAGTGCGGGAAAAAGATATGGCTGTAAAAAGATGTGAAGCCAGCATCGATGTTGTGCAGGCTGCAAGAATAAGGATCAGGAATGTGTTTGAAAACGGGCTGCCTGTATATATGTCTTTCAGCGGCGGAAAAGACAGCCTGTGTATTGCGCAGCTTGTAATGTCCATGATACAGTCAGGGGAAATCAATCCGGCACAGCTTACCGTGCAGTTTATTGATGAAGAAGCCATTTTTCCATGCATGGAAGAAAAGGTGACGGAATGGCGAAAAAAATTTTTGCTGTCTGGTGCAAGGTTTGAATGGTTCTGCCTGGAAGTGAAACATTATAACTGTTTTAATGAACTGTCCAATGATGAAACATTTATATGCTGGGACAGGTATAAAAAAGACGTATGGGTAAGAAAGCCGCCTTCCTTTGCCATATGCACACATCATCTGCTCAGGCCGCGGATTGACGCTTATCAGGATTTTCTGCCGCGTCTGTGTTCGGATGGGGTTACAATAACCGGAGTTCGGACGGCAGAATCTGTGCAGAGGCTGTCCTATATTGCCGCAATGGGGCGCGCTGGCAGCAGGGCTACAAAAAGACATCAGGTATTTCCGATTTATGACTGGAAAGACCAGGATGTTTGGCTGTATCTGCTTCAGGAAAGAGTTGATATACCGGAAATTTATCTGTTTTTATGGCAGTCAGGGGCGAACCGGAGACAAATGCGGGTATCTCAGTTTTTTTCCATTGATACAGCCAGGAGCCTTGTAAAACTGAATGAATATTATCCGGATCTTATGGAACGGATTATAAGACGTGAACCAAATGCGTACCTGGCAGCGCTGTACTGGGACAGTGAAATGTTTGGCAGAAGTTCCGCTGTTAGAAAGCAGAATGAAAAGGGGGCTCCTGTAAAGGATTATAAGGCAGCGCTTTTGGAACTGTTTTCTGATATGGACGGCAACTTTCAGACCGGGCATAAGCGGTATGTTGCTGACAGATACCGGAATTTTTTTATGAGCGTATCTGTCATCGCGGATAATAAGGACTGCAAAGCAATTTATGAAGGCCTTATTTCCGGCGATCCAAAATTTCGCACATTCCGGGCATTGTATCAGAGGATTTATGGAAAGTATATTACTGATGCCAAAAAGAAGGAGGGACTGCCTTATGGATAAGAAAATGATAAATCCGCTGTCAACGCTGCAATGGGTGGAACGCAGCCGGATCAGGCCGAATGACTATAATCCGAATAAGGTATCAAAGCAGAATTTGGAATTGCTAAAGCAATCCATCCTTGCCAATGGATGGACGCTGCCGATTGTGGTAAGGCCGGATTTCACGATTATCGACGGGTTCCACCGCTGGACAGTCGCAGGGGAAGAACCGCTGGTTTCCATGCTTGAGGGCAGGGTACCGGTGGTAGTTGTGGAGCATAAGGACAAAGCAGGGAATATTTACGGGACTGTCACCCATAACAGGGCAAGGGGGACGCATCTGCTTGGACCAATGAAAGCGATTGTGAAAGAACTTATGGACGAAGGAAAGTCCGTAAGCGAGATAGGAAAACAGCTTGGAATGCGGCCGGAAGAAGTATTCCGGCTTTCAGACTTTTCAAAAGAGGATTTCTTGAAAATGATGATAAAACAGGGCCAGGGATTTTCAAAAGCTGAGTTTATAACGAAGATTTAACGATAAAACATGCGATATTCGTGAGGACTGTCACGGGGGACAGCGCATGGCAGCGTTTATCTCCCCACGGTTCAAAACGAATCAAAGAGAGGTGGTGGTATGGCAAGGGCGCCGAGTGAGAAAGTGATGGAAGCCGAGAAGCTGTTTCGTGAGGGGATGGCAATGGTTGATATTGCTAAGAAACTTGGGGTTTCCGATGGAACCGTCCGAAGCTGGAAGAACAGGCATGGGTGGGGGAAGAAATCCCTGAAAAGCAAATGCAACGTTGCAGAAAAGAGTAGCAAAAAAAGTGCAACGTTGCAGAAGCGGAAAAGGGGTGGCCAGGCAGGGAACCAGAATGCAAAAGGCGCATCTGGAAATCCGAATCCTCCGGTACATAAGAAGCATGGAGGATATGTGCCAGTGTTCATGGATGCCCTGGATGAAGACGAGCAGGCACTTTTGGAAAATGTTCCACAGGAAGAGGAAAAGCTGCTGATGGAACAGATCCAGCTTTTTTCCATCCGTGAAAGAAGAATCCTCAAGGCCATTAATAAATACCGGGAGCAGAAGGGCGATGTAACAGTTGCGGATGTTACCCGGTTTGAAGAAAAGCGGACTTTTAAGGACAAGGACGAAGAAGCGGAATATAACAGGAGGCAGCAGGAAAAGATTGATAAAGAAGAACGCCTGCCTGGAAAGTCTTACAGCATCCAGACGCATACAACAAATAAAGACCTGATCGTTGCCAGGCTGGAGCAGGAACTTTCTTCTGTTCAGAATAAAAAGACGAAGGCAATCGAAGCATTGTCAAAAATCAGGCTGGAAAAGGACAGGATAGAAAGCGAAAGTGCGGGCAATGATGCGGTTGACGACTGGATTTCGGCTGTTGTGGGAGAAGTGGATGAGGATGACGAATAAGAAATCGCGGGATTTAAGGAAAAGGTTTTTTCGGAAGAAAATGCCGGAATACCGCAAGAATCCTGTGCTGTTTGCAAGAGAAGTATTGCTTTTTGAGCCGGATGGATGGCAGAAAACGGCGTTGATGGACTTGGCAGAAAATCCAAAAGTAGCAATAAAATCTGGCCAGGGTGTCGGCAAGACTGGATTAGAAGCGGTAGCGCTGCTTTGGTTTCTGTGCTGTTTTCCATATCCAAGAATCGTTGCAACGGCGCCAACAAAGCAGCAGCTTCATGATGTGTTGTGGTCGGAGATCAGTAAGTGGATGAGCAGGTCTCCATTGCTTTCAGAAATACTGAAATGGACCAAGACGTATATCTACATGAAAGGCAATGAAAAACGTTGGTTTGCAGTTGCCAGAACTGCTACGAAACCGGAAAACATGCAGGGTTTCCACGAGGACAATATGCTGTTCATCATAGATGAAGCGTCCGGCGTTGCTGATCCAATCATGGAGGCGGTACTTGGTACATTGTCTGGTGAAAATAATAAGCTGCTGATGTGCGGGAATCCGACAAGGAACTCCGGCACTTTTTTTGATGCATTTAATGCAGACAGGGCACAGTACCAGTGCCATACGGTATCTTCCAGAAACAGCCCAAGGACGAATAAGGACAATATTGCTTCTCTGGACAGAAAATACGGCAAAGACAGCAATGTTGTCCGTGTACGTGTTGATGGCGAATTCCCAGAGCAGGACGATGATATTTTTATCATGCTTTCCATTATTGAACACTGTACCATGCTTGATCTGCCGGAGGATGTTCCAGTTAAAAGGATTTCATTCGGCGTGGATGTAGCCAGGTATGGCGGTGACGAAACAGTCATTGCGCAGAATGTCGGCGGGAAAATCACGCTTCCAGTTATGTTTAGGGGAAAAAGCCTTATGACAACAGCTGGGAAAATTGTATGGCTGTATAGAAAAATGATCGCAGACTATCCGGCGTACCGTGGAAAGATATATGTGAATATAGATGACACGGGTCTTGGAGGTGGTGTGACTGACCGTCTGGAAGAAGTAAGGCAGGAAGAAAAGCTGGCCCGCATGGTAGTTGTTCCGGTCAATGCTGCTGCAAGGGTTCCTGACGATCTGGTTGAAGACGGAAACAGTAAAGTAAAGGCGTGTGATATTTATGATGATATGACTGCCTATCTGTGGGGAACTGTAAAGGATAAGCTGATCGCAGAGGAATTAAGCCTTGAAAATGACAATGAATTAGTGGCGCAGCTTTCCTGCCGAAAACAAAAAATGACCAGCAGGGGCAAGCTGTATCTCGAAAGCAAGGATGAAATGAAAAAGCGCGGGATTGAATCTCCGGACAGGGCAGATGCTGTGGCGCTGTCATGTTATGAGACAAAAGCCTTTCATATTGATAGTCTGATTAGTTAGGAGGTGATCTGAAAGATGGGACGCCGGAAAATAAAAAAAGCCGCAAAAGTGATAGGAGATAGAAGATCACAGGTTATCAGAGAAGTCCGCAGGGACGGGTACCAGAACCTGCTGAATAAATATGGAACAAAAAATGATGTGTCGGAAAATTATAAGTTCGTCAGTGATGAACCGGTGGCTGATGTAGAGCTGACGCTTAATTATGAAGGCAATGGACTGTTCGCGAGAATCATAGATATTCCGGCTGATGAAGCGGTCAGCAGCGGTTTTACATACGGGATTAGTGATACGGACATTGAAAATTTTATCAATAATTCACTTGATGAGCTCGACTTTGAGGAAAAGGCAGCTACGGCTATTAAATGGTCGAGGCTGTATGGAGGCGCGCTTATGGTGATGATTGTTGATGATGGAGGCGAACTTACAGATCCTGTTAACTGGGATGGCATACGCGGGATTGATGAACTTATGGTTTTTGAAAGGCCGCTTGTGACACCAGACTATGCAAGTATATATCAGCACAGGCCGAACACCGGAACCAGGTCAAAATTCGGACTGCCTGAATTTTATGATATATCCCCTGTATACGGGATGGCATTCCGGGTGCATGAAAGCCGCTGCCTGCTGTTTAAAAACGGCATCCTGCCTTCCAGCACGACCAGAACGGAATATCGCTTCTTTGGAATGCCGGAATATGAGAGGGTGCATAAGGCGCTGCAGGAAACGGTCACTTCTCATGGAAATGGAGTGAAGCTGCTTGACCGGGCGGTGCAGGCAGTATACAAGATTAAAGGGCTTGCTACACTGCTGAACACCGACGAAGGCGAGAATACGGTAATCAGACGGCTCCAGCTTATTGATATGGCAAAAGGGATTATCAACAGCATTGCAATAGACGCAGACGGGGAAGATTACGATTACAAGACGGTGACGTTTTCAGGAGTAAAGGATATTGTCGATTCTACTTGTAATATGCTTTCTGCGGTTACGAATATCCCGCAGACAAAACTGTTCGGGCGTTCACCGGCTGGAGAAAATTCCACAGGCGAAGGTGATATGGAGAATTTTTATAAATTCGTAGAAAGGATCCAGAAGATCAATTTAAAGAATAATCTGCGGACATTGGTTGATATTATTCTGATTGTTGGAAAAGCTAAAGGCAGATATGAGGAAATACCAGACTATACATTGAAATTTAATCCTTTGTGGAGCCTTAGCGAAAAAGAGCAGGCAGATGTTGACAAAACAAGGGCAGATACAGAATATGTCAAAGCGCAGACGGCGCAGGTATACACTGATATGCAGGCCCTGGACGCTTCTGAGGTTCGCAAAAGACTTGCGGAAAGCGGGGAATTTACGATCAATGATGTCCTGGATGAAGAAAGCGGGGACTGGAACGATCTTCCAGAGGAATATTCCGGAGAATCAGAAGAAACCATTAATACGGCGCTATCAGCGGAACGGACTGGTATTCAGGAACGAATGGAAACGGATGCGGTCATACCGTCCGGATGCGGTGTACTTGTCATAAGGGATGGGAAAGTGCTGGTTGGGGAACGTAAGGACAGTGGCCTTCTATGCGGTCCTGGAGGACATATAGAAAATAGCGAAACACCAGAAGATGCAGCAGTTAGAGAAGCCAGAGAGGAATTTGGCATTTATGTAGCGGAACTGGTTCCTGTTACAGTACTTTCTGATATGCCTGCGGAATACTGCCCGTCACAGATATTCCTGTGTACAGAGTTTTATGGGGAGCCACGTGCGTTTAATAATGAAATGGAAAACGCGAGGTTTGAGTCGTTTTCTGAAATCAGGAAACATGAAATGTTCCTGCCGTTCCGTATGTCTGTCGAAAAATTTTTAAATGAGCTGAATGATTTGCACAGTCCGCCTCAAGCGCAAGATGCAGAAGAAAGGGCGCAATATGGATGATGAAGCCAGAAAAAGGCTGATCAGGAGCAGGCTGAAACAGCAGAATGGCGGTAAGAAAGAGATTGCCGTCAGATACCAGTCCAAATACCCTGACAGTGCGCAGCGTGAATACATACGTCTCGTAGATCAGTATATGGCTGTTGAAAAACAGGTAATCTTGCGGTATATGCCAGAACTGAAAAAGATTTTGTGGGAAGACCAGCAGTACCATACGGATGCATCCGGCAATGATAAAAAAAGGAAAACAAGGCGGTTTGCCATCCTGGAAGGTATTTTAAGTCAGCTAAAAGAATTATTTGAACGGATGCTGAAAGAAATGGAAAGCACATTCGGTCTTTTTGGATTAAAGAAAATGCTGGAGAGTGTGGCTGCCCTGAACCATAAGCTGACGGTCAGAGAATGGAAAAAGACAGTAAACAGGACACTTGGGCTTAACCTTTTGGATGATTATTATTCAGGCAGCTTCTATCAGGATATGCTGGAAACATGGGTTTCAGATAATGTGGACCTGATAAGGACAATTCCGCATGAGTCACTTCGGAAAATGAAAGAAATCGTGTACCAGGCATATATGGATGGGAAGCCCACAACTTACATTGTAAAAGAGATACAGCGGCAGTATGGCAGAGATAAACGCCATGCAAGGCTGATCGCAAGGGACCAGGTTGCGAAATTAAATGCTGCGATTACACAGCGCCAGCAGACAGACGCGGGGATACGCCGTTACAGATGGAGCGATTCCAGGGATGAAAGGGTCAGGGACAGTCACAAAAAGCTGAATGGCCGTATTTTCCGGTGGGATGATCCGCCGGAAACGGATGCCGGGCGCAGATGCCATCCGGGACAGGATTATCAGTGCCGCTGCTGTGCCCTTGCAATATTTGATCTTGACAATATAGATTTGCCGGTGTGATCAAAAAGAATGGAGGTGTTGCCATTGAAGATGCGGAGGATGGACAGTATTTCTTTGGATCAGACTTATTATACTGATGAAGGGTATCTGGTAGACCATCCGGTCGTAACTACCTGCGGCATTTTTGGGTATCAAAATGAAGACGGAAGTACACGTCGTGAGCTTCGGTTACCAGAGCATGTATTTTCTGAAAAGTCTTTAAAAAGCTATAAAGGAAAACCTATTATCATTACACATGATGCTGGAGAGGTGGACAAAAGCAATGTTCGCAGGGAGCAGATAGGAACTATTATGAGTGAGGGGTATCAGGATGGAGACAATGTCAGATGTGAGATCATCATTCATGATACGGATGCCTTACGAAAATGTGGATTAAAGGAGTTATCCCTGGGGTACAGTCTGGATACGGTGGATGAACCGGGCAAATGGAATGGGGAACCCTATGACTGCATACAGAAAAATATTGAGATCAACCATCTTGCACTTGTCGGGGAGGCAAGAGCCGGGGAATCGGCCAGACTTAACATTGACAGCAGGGATGATGATTATAAAACATTAAAAGGAGGACGAATTTCCATGCAGAATGAAAACCATGATCTGACACCGGAAGAAATGGAAGCTGCCATTGCCCTGTATAAGGCGCAGAAAGCGGCGGAAAACGTAACCGGCGTTGAAACGGACGGAAACGGGCCGGACGGGGATGTACCGCCCGCAGAACCGGAGGAAAAAGAAAAGAATCCGGTTGAAACAGTAAGGGAAAATATGGACCGGAGGGACGCAGAAGGCGGGAATATGAAGCCGGAAGATGTGGTTGCGGAGCAGAAGGCGGATATCCGGACGCTTCTTGCAGAAATTGACCGGATACAGGCTGCAAATGATATGAATGCCACAGACGGAAGCGGGGAAGAAAATGCGGACTCTGGAGAAAATGTGCCTGAGCAGAAAGAAAAACCACAGGCAGAAAAGCCTGGCGGTGAAAAGGGGGTAAATATGGATTCTGTGGACCAGATGTTTAAAGACAGACTGGATATCTGCCGTATGGCTGACCGGCTTGGCCTTGACGGGGTAGAAAACCTTTCCATAACAGAGGGGCGCAAAAAAATAATTAAGGCTGTCAACCCGAAGATGAACCTGGATGGAAAAAGCGACGGCTATATCAATGCAGCCTATGACATTGCAAAGGACAGCTTTCATGAACGGAAAACCACAGATGAACAGCGCCGCAGGATGGCGAAAGACCGGATGCGGAAAGATGCCGGCGAAGCATGCAGCTCGGATACTGCGCGTAAAAATATGATTGATCGTATGAAAGGGGGAAACAGGACATGAGCATGGCAGTACAGACGTCCTATAATTTTGGATTTTCAAAAGGGGTTGCCGGAGGGCTTTATGACCTGTCGGACCATGAGGTTGCCACGAGGCAGGCTGAGGGCAGCACCGCATTTGGCGTTGGCGTGGTAACAGGCACAAACAAGGGAGTAGACGTTACTGTACCGACGTCTGAAAGCACATCTGCTGATTTCGAAGGCGTGATTGTACATAATTCTGTGATGGCAGAGATGGATATGGATAACAGGCTGGAAATCGGGGATAAGAGGACGGTCGGCTGTCTGCAGCGTGGAAAAATCTGGGTAAAGACAGGCTCCAAGGCAGTTCCAACATATAAAGGGAAAGTGTTCCTGATTACGGACGGGGACGAAGTCGGACTGTTTACATCTTCGGATGATACAGCCACAAAGATAGAATTGAATGCCTGTTTCCTTGGAGTAATAGACGACGGAATTGCAAATGCAGTGTTTTATCCGGCCATTCCTGCTTCAGCAGTATCGGCTCTTGTGGATAAGGGCTGATTGATCAACAGGTAAGGGAGGGACATATTTCATGAAACAGTTTAACAACGATGACTACAGGGCATTAAAAAGCTCTACGCTGATCAGGAGTATTTCAGGATCCGAAGATATGCATTTTGACAGTGCGGAGTCTGCCGGAGTGTTCTTTGCGCGTGAGTTGGATCAGGTGAAAGCAAAGACTTATGACAAGCAGTATCCGGAGCTGTCTGCACTGTCAAATTTCCCGGTTACGTCAGAGGTAAATGAAGGAGCCGAAACTACGACTTACTACAGCTACGATGTTACTGGTATGGCAGAGGTTATAAATAATTATGCGACAGATTTGCCAAGAGTGGACATTAAAGGTGAATCCCATACGGCACATATTAAATCCATTGGTGACAGCTATGGGTATAATGTGCAAGAAATGAGAGCATCCAGGCTTGCCGGAAAATCTCTGGATGCAAGGAAAGGAGCAGCAGCAAGACGGGCCTCTGATTATGCTGTGAACAAAATTGCATGGGCTGGGGATAAGAAACACGGACTGATTGGGGTATTCAGCGAAAACAACGATATCCCGCTGTATACGCTGTCAGAGGTGGAAGTAAATGGCGTGAAGCATACAGAATGGAAATATAAGACAGCGGATCAAATTCTGGCGGACATAAACGGTGTACAGATGTTTACTGATAAGATAACGATGTCTGTAGAAAAACCGGATACCCTTGCGCTGCCGTCTCACACATACATGGATCTTGCAACAAGGAGGATACCGGATACAGATACGACCGTACTCAGCTTTTTGAAAGAGCATGCGCCATATCTGAAAAATTTTGAATCCTGTGCAGAACTGCAGGCAGAGGCAACAGATATTAATACGAGCGGAAAAAACATTATGTTTATGTATACGAAAGACGCAGAGAAGTTCAGTCTGGAAATCCCGCTTCCATTTTACCAGTACCCGTTACAGATCAAAAACCTGGAAACAGAGGTTCCTTGTGAAACGAGGACAGCAGGGCTTATTATTTATTACCCTCTTTCCATGGTTCTGGCATATGGCATTTAATTTAAAGGAGGCTGTTTGAATGAGAGTTACAAATATATCAAGAAAGATTATCAGTATTTTTGGCAAAACGCTCCTTCCTGGGGAAGATGTAAAGCTGGATAACGTAGACGAAAGCAATCCTACAATCCAGTTTTATTTAAAGGCAAAGGTTCTTGCTGTCGGCAATACGTCAGCAGCACAGATGAAAATTTCGGATACCGGGGAAACTGAGCGTGAAAAAATTGCCAGGGAAGCAGTTGAAAAATACAAACAGGAGCAGGAAGAATACCGCAAAAAAGCTGAGGAAAAGGAAAACGAGATTAAGGCTGTCAAAGGTATGAAGAAAAAAGAGGATCTTATCAAAAAAGCAATCGGGCTTGGGCTTGAATTTTCAGATTCCGATTCTGCCGATATGTTAAGGGAGAAAATCATCCATGCACTGAATGCATAGGAAAGGATGGATGTTTTTATGGAAGCATTTGAAATCATACGAGCAACTATGCATGAGTTTTCCGGGGTTGCGGATGAACAGGTCCGTATTTATATTTCTCTTGCAGAACCTATGATCAGTGAGCGGAAATTTGGCAGACTGTATCCGCAGGCGCTTGCATATCTGGCTGCACACCAGATGAAAGCTGGAGGGCTTGGACAGTCGGCGGTCGGGGGCATTTCTCTTGGGGATATGTCTGGCTATTCAGCGATATCCATATCAGAGGGGGATACATCTGTGTCTTTTGCAAGCAGCCAGAAGTCGGGAAGCAGCATATCTTCTGCGGAAGATTACAGCACTACATCTTACGGCAAACAGTTCCAGCAGCTTCAAAACAGGTGCATTGTGCCGATCGTATCCGCAGGTGTTCCCTATGGCATCTAGGATCAGGGATACGCTTACGCCGGAGGGGGAGCGGTTTTATCGGATGCTTGCGGAACTTGCTGACAAGGAGGTCCGCATAGGGTTCCAGCATGGGGAGGCAGCCGAAGATGATGGTACGGATATCTGTGATATTGCTGCGTGGAATGAGCTTGGCACGGAGCATATTCCGTCCAGGCCGTTCCTGCGTAAAAGTGTAGATGAAAATGAGGGGAAGATTAACCAGTTTTTGCAGGCAGAAGTAAGGTCGCTGGCATCGGGAAAAACAGCGGAGACGCTGCTGAACGAAATTGGGACTTTTCAGAAATCGCTTGTGCAGGAAAAAATTATGGAAGGAAGTTTTGCACCGAATGCAGAAAGCACGATACGAAGGAAAGGGTCCAGCAAGCCGTTAATTGACACTGGGCGTATGCGGCAGTCTGTCAATTATGTGATAAAGCGGAAAGGACAGGATTAAATGGTATTTTTTAAAAAGCCTTATACACTTAGAAGATATTCTCTGCCAGTGTATATAAAGGGTCATGCATCTGTGCCGTATCAGGATATGCAGTTTCTTATGGATGTACAGACAGAAGAAGATACCGTAAAAATGGATGCAGATGGCGCAAAATCAGGACAGAAGCTGAAAGTGTTCTGCGATTCGCCTTTGCTTGTAGAGGATGCAGAAAGACAACAGAAAGCAGACCGGCTCTGGTTTCAGAGGAAATGGTTCGCTTGCCAGAACAGCAGGCTGAGTGAGAACACCATGCTGCGCCATTATACAGCGGCTTTTGTGGAATGCCCGGATCAGGAAGCACCACCTGGATCAGAACCGCAGACTCAGGAAATATAGAGAATGGGGAAGGGAGTGGTGCAAGATGACACTGGAGGAAGTAAAAGATTCCCTGTATGATACGGTGGAAAAATATTTTGAAGCAGGCACAGTAATCTGGGCAGAGCATGGAAATACGGTGCCGCTGCGTCCATATATGACAATGAAGATGAACGCCGTCAGCAGGGCGGCATTTCCTATTGAGGAAGAAGAAACAAGTTTGCGGCAGCGTGCGTATCAATGCAGCAGCATATTAGAGATAAATCTGTATACAGAAGGGAAAGCGGTTACAGCAGACGAAGGCGTCACGGCTGGTTGTATCAATACGGCAGTATCAGGTCTGAGCAGGTTTTCAAATTATATGGAATCCGAATATATAACGGACCTGCTTGCAGATCAGGGAATTGCGGTTTCACTGATAACTCCGGTGAAGGACCTGTCTTTTTTAGAAAATGAGAATACATGGCTTTACAGGGCAATGGCAGAATATTCGGTATCGTTTGTCATGGAAGCAGATGGTGCTTACGGCATTAGCTGTTTTGAGGTACAGCCAGACAATGGAAGCACAGAAAAACCGGATTCTGGAGGAAACCATGGTGGAGAGACGGGTTCCGGAGACGGGGATGATACAGGAATGGATGGCTCTGGTGATGCTGGGAGTTCTGGAAATGAAGAAAATACCGGAACATCAGATTCTGGAGACGGTGGGGGAACACCAGGTTTTGGCAGCGGCACAGGTACAGATGGCACTGACTCAGGAAACACAGGAACCCTAAAGGAGCAGGATTTCAGTGACGGAGGTACAAAAGAGCTGGCAGGCACGCTGATTGGAACGATTGAGGAAGTTGAAATGACAGGAGAGTATGAAGCATGAAAAACAATCCATTAGACGATATTGTAAAATGTACGGTTGAAATATCCAGCCCAGCGTCCAGTGACGCGACATTTGACACCATACTGATGATTACGCCCGGTCCATCCGGAGCCGGAAAAAAGACAATGGGAAAAACAACGCCCGTGTCAAGCGCAGATGAACTTCTGGACTATGGCTTTACAGTGAATGATACCGCATACAGTGCTGCGACGGTTGCGTTCAGCCAGAACCCATCACCGGATGAAATATATATCTGTATCCGGGCGAAAAGGGCAGAAGAACCGGAAAACCCGGATACAGCCGGAGGGCAGGAAAATAATGGTGGGGGAACAGATGAACCGAAAGATCCTGAAAATACAGGAGCAGAGGTACAGGCGGAACTGGCAGAAGAATATGAGGATATTCGCATGACCCTTGCCAGGGCGAAAAAAGAGTGCGGGTTTTACGGGATTTATATTTCGGATTTCAGGGATTCGGCAGATATTGAAAATACCATGGAATGGGCGGAATCCAACGAGAAGATCTTTGGTTTTGAATATACTGAATATGATAAATTCCCAATTAAAAATTTTTCTTATTACCGGACATTTGCTATGTTCAGTGGCCTTGCAGACGGCTATGAGGAAAGTGAGCAGCCAAAGGCCAACCGCTATGCGGCCCTGGCATGGATGGCAAAATGTTTTGGGTATGATCCTGGTACCGAAACGTGGGCAATGAAAGAGCTTGCTACAGTGATGCCGTCTGCGCTTGATACAGCACAGAAAAAAGAGCTTGAGGAAAATAATACAGGCAAGTTTCTTCGTTACGGCGGCTGCAACATTACGATTGGCGGG